GGTGGTTGGGGGGCGGGCGCCCCCCCCCGACGGGTACCGGTCGCGGTGTCGGAGACCGTGCCGCCGGTGTTGCCCGCCAGGTTGTTCAGGCCGATGTAGGCGTTGGTGCCAGCCGAGACGTTGATGCCGTACGAGCCATTGCCGGTTGAGAGGTTGTCGACGACGCAGCAGTTCGACGCGGGGCTTGCCAGGGTGATCCCGGAGTTGGTGTTACTGACGCACTGGTTGCCGACGGCCAGGACGTTGGTGCCCGTCAGGTACAGCCCCTCAGTCAGATTGGCGAAGATGATGCAGTTCGCGACCGTGATGTTCGGACCAGCGGCCACCAGCCCGACGAACGCCGCTGAGGTGACCAAGCAGTTGAGGACGCGGGTGCGAGCGGACCCCGACGCGATGTCGCAGCCGTTGCCTGCCGATTGGCTCGCCCAGACGTTCTCGACAAGGCCGTCCGAGCCGGTGACCGTCCAGTTCCGATGCGTTGTCGTCCCGCTGTTCTGGGTCTTATTGCCGTCCAGTGTCAGATCGCGCAGGCAACAGGTGTTGTGCGCCAGGTTGACCATCGGTCCGGTGGCAGCACCAGCGGCGTAGGTCAGGATGGTCGCCGCCCGGCCCTGGCCTGCCAGTGTCGACCCGACCACGCTCGTCGTGATACCGGAGGTCAGGCTGAAGGCGCCTTCCGAGAGTTGGACCCAGCCACCGCCCGACGGCAAGGCGGCTAAGGCGGCGTTGATCTCGACTTGATCGGCCGTGCCATCACACAGGTAATCGGCCTGCTTGCGCACCAGGGCTGATGCGCCGGCCGCCGCGACCAGCAGGGTCGGGCCACGTCCGGTGACCGCCTGGGCTGCGATGTCGCCGCCGGCGATCTGGCCACCAACGTTGCTCGTACCGTTCGACCGCAGGACGTTGCCCGACCCGACGTGGGCGACCTTGGCCAGGGCGATGGACGCTGCCGTGTTGACGTCGACGTCCATGATGGTGCCGTCGGTGATCTTGGCGCCACTGACGGTCCCGTCGAGCAGCTGGGCACCGTTGCGCTTGGCCTGGTACATCTTCTCGGTCATGACCGCAACACCACGATGAAGTCGGTGTTGCCGGTCTGGGCGGTCGCACATTCCAGCTTGATGAACCGCCAGGCCATGACTTCGCCCGGCACGTCGTAGGCGCGCCCGATCGTCACGGGCTGTGGCAACTCAACCCGCACGCCCGTGATGTCGTACAGCCCCAGGTAGGTCCCTCCAAGGGTGTCGCAGACATCGAAGCGCACGACCGTGCCGTCGAACGTGCCGGGGACGATCAGCCCCCAGTTGCCATAGCCCGCCGTGTCGAAGGCGTTCGACAGGTTGGCACCGCTCAGACAGGTCACGGTCATGACCGCCTCGCGCCGCAGCCCGACCCAGGTCAGAAACGTCGCCTGGGTCAGTGCGGCAGCCAACGCGGCGTTGGCTGTTGTCAGGTGGACGGCGAGGCGTTGCAGCCGCCCATTCAGCCCTGATGCGAGCGTGTCAGTCCCTGGTGGCGTCTCATTTGTGGCGCCGATCCGTGTTGCATCGTTCGCTTCGAGGACCAGGGCTGACGTGTTCAGGTTGGTGCCGGCGTTGGCGGTCACGGTCCCCGAGACCGGCAGCGGCGTCCCGGACCCGTCCACCTTCAGCCCACCGCTGGCCCCCAGCGCCGTCGGCAGCAGGGCGATCAGCGAGGTCAGGCGTTGGGCGATCCGTTGTAAGCGACCGTGGACCGTGGCGGTCGCCGTGTCACTTGCGGCTGCCAGGTCCGTCGTCTGGCCGTTGTTGGCCTGGAAAAACGATTCCGTCAGCAGGGTCGTCAGGTGCCCATCCAGGGTCGTCAGGCGCTGGGCCAGCCGCTGGAGACGGCCGTTCAGCCCTGAGGCCCCGGTGTCCGTCGACGGCGCGGTCTCCGTGGGCAACCCGATCTGCGCACCGCCGATCGGCAGACGCAAGCCATCGGTGTCGGTCGTCTCTTGCCAGGTCCCGTCAGAACCCCAGCCGGCCTTGATCTTCTGGTAGTGAATCCCGCCGATGTCGTCGGTTGCGACCGGCGGATCGGTGACACCAGCGGATGGAACAACTTTGATGTTATCGGCCATCGCTGCGACTCCTAGTCTAGGGTCATGGTGGCCGTTGTAACTGTATGTGTCCCCTGTGCCCCGAACACCTCTTCGACCAGGCGCTGGAGAAAGCCAGAGCCCGTGGCGGTCAGGTCGATGGCCGATCCACCGGAGGTTGCCGACAGCTGGAGGGCGTCGGTCGTCAGGCCGGTCGCGATCACCCAGTACACGGTGCCTTCCACCAGGGGGGCCGGCAGCGAGGCCCCGGGGACCGCCCAGACCACGACGCTGTTCCCCGCCGCGAAGCCGTGCGCTGGCGCGTCTAGCGTGTTCGATGTGACACCGGTGGCGTTGACCGAGAAGTCTTCTGGGATGCCGCCGCCGTTCGGCACCATGCCGAGAAAGTTGCCGGCCGACAGGGCGTCCCAGAACCCGCACCAGCGGACGGTGGTGCCGGCCGGGACATCGAACACCATGCTGGCGGTGGTCGCCTTGGACCGCGCCGCCGCCGCCCCCCAGGTCGCAGCTTTCCTGGCGTAGGCTGGTGCTCCGCCCGAGACCTCATTGGCGCCGGCGCTGCTGTAGGCCGCGTGCAGCGACCCGTGGGTGGCGCCGACGCCGGCCCCGCCCGATTCGTCCAGGACATTCAGCATGCGCTGGACCGCGATGTCAGAAAAACGCATCGTCAGTCTCCTATCGGTGAAGGATTCGCCGTCTTCAAGCAGGTCATGGCGGCGGCTTTGGCGTAGCAGCGGACGCCATCGGCGTCGAATCCGGTCGCGCTGACCGACGACAGGGCCAGCCACAGCACGAAGACCAGGGCGGTCAGGGCGAGCAGCACGGCGCCGCTTCCGATCAGCAGCCAGCCCAGGTCATGCGCCTTCGCGCCGCGGGTGTGCTCGTGGGCAACGACGGGGACGGTCATGGCGACTCCCTACGACGACGACGGCTCGCCCGGCGGCGCCGCACTGACCATCGGCACCCCGAAGGTCACGGACATCCAGCGGGCCAGACCGGCTTTGTCAACGCCCTGGCCGTTGACGGTGAACAGGGGAGCGCCGGGACCACCAATGACGGAGCTTGCGACCGCACGTCGAGCCGTCCGCCTGGAGATCGCGCGGTACCAGCCCTTGTGCCCATCCTTGGAGAGGTGGGGCACCGAGGCGGCTTGCGCCGCGTCCAGCGACCGCTCGGCTCGCAGACGGTCGAGGTTGTCGTGGTAGGCCAGCAACAGACACTCCGGCATCGCTAGGAGCTGCTCGGGTCCGAGTCCGTAGAAGGCGGTGAGATCGGCGAGGAGAGCGCCATAGTCGGTTGGCTCACCTCGCCCACCACTTCCGGGGGTGCGTCCTCAGGCCGGCCCGCCGTGTTCCAGACCCCCAGCATCCGCAGGAGGTCAGTGGCTGGCCCCTCATCCCCCGGTGCGACAGCCGCCAGCACGTCAGCCTCGGCGGTCGTCAGCCCCGGGACCAGGACGCAGATCGTCTCGCGCAGGAAGGTGTGCCAGGCGACGATGAAGAGCGAGGTGTCCCGAGGGGCGGCCCCAGCCTCGACATCGCTCACCTGACTGCTCATCTCACCGAGCGCCTTCATGTAGGCGGCTTCAATCGACGCAAGCTCAGCCTTGATCACCCCGGGACACCGCGGGCCAAACACGTAGGCCTGGAGCACTACGTCGACCAACTCCGGGGTCTGGTCACGACGCGGATCGTCCTCAGCCAGCGCCAACCAGAGCGGGTTGGTTCGGGAGATGACGACCGGATGCCGCTCGGGCACGAGGTGCCCGAGCCGAACCGGCAGAGCAGATGAGACCGGCATCGGCAACTCCCTTACGGCAAGGCGGGCACGACATCGCGGATCTTCGCCACGCGCGCCGGTGAGACCGAGGTATCGGGCAGCAGCGTCGCTTCGATCGGGACCATCGCCTTCGCGTCAACGGTGAAGTCGACGGCCATAGATCCCGACATCTGGCAGCGATAGCCGATGATCCGGAAGGCCTGGAGGTCCTGGGTCTGGATGTCGAAGCCAATGCTCACGAACACGTCGGTGATCAGCGAGCCGATGGCGAGGTCGTTGTGACCCTTCACCCCGGAGATCGGCGCCGTGGTCGTCAGGGTCCCCTGGCCCGAGGCCAGCTGGATCTTGGCCGGCGACATCTCGGCCAGGTTGAAGCTCATCGTGGCTGACCGAGCGGTCGCAGGCCGCATGACCGGGTCGAGCGACTGGTCCACCGAGACGTCGGCACGGGTGATGTCGGTGCCGAAGTGCAACCCGCCGTCGGTGTACCCCTGAAGGACCCATGGGGTCAGCCAGGGGTCGCCCCAGATCAGGGTATCGAGCGGCAGATCGTTGGTGGTGGCGTAGGCGGCGGTGTAGGCCCAGAAGTTTCTGGTTTGCAGAACTTGAAGGGCATCTGGTTCGGCCATCAGGCCCTCCTATGGCAGTGCTGGTATGACATCGCGGATCTTCGCGACACGGGCCGGCGAGACCGACGTGTCAGGCAGCAGCGTCGCCTCGATCGGCACCATCGCCTTGGCGTCGACCGTGAAGTCGATGGCCATCGAGCCCGACATCTGACAGCGGTAGCCGATGATGCGGAACGGTTCGAGATCCTGCGTCTGGATGTCGAAGCCAATGCTCACGAACACGTCGGTGATCAAGGAGCCAATCGCCAGGTCGTCGTGACCTCGGGTGCCAACGATCGGGGCGAGACTGGTCAAGGTGCCCTGGCCTGAGGCCAGCTGGATCTTGGACGGCGACATCTCAGCCAGGTTGAACGACATGGTTGCTGACCGAGCGGTGGCTGGTCGCATCACCGGGTCGAGCGATTGATCCACCGAGACGTCGGCGCGCGTAATATCGGTGCCGAAGTGGAGGCCACCGTCGGTGTACCCCTGAAGCACCCATGGCTTCGGCATCCCGGCGACCGTCCAGGCCGCGCCCCAGGCGATGGTGTCGGCCGGCAGATCGTTGGCGGTGTTGAAGTCGACGGTATAGGCCCAGAAGTTACGCGTCTGGAGTACTTGCAGGGCATCCGGTTCAGCCATCAGACCCTCCTTTCGGCACGCAGATGCACGGGACTACTTCGGTGGGGCTGGTGGCGGTGGCGGCGGCTGCTGGGCATCGACCCCCAGACCACTGGCGGCTGCCTGCTGTTCAGCGGTCGTGCCCTCTTCGGCCAGGTTCTCGGAGGCCGACTGCGGGGCGTTGGTCGGGACCGTGTCGCTGAAGTAGTGGCCGCTGTCTTCGAGCGCCTTCTGGGTCGCTGCATCGACGGTGCAGTCGTCGCCCGGCTTCACGACGGTGCCATCGGCCAGGGTGAGCTCCTGGGCTGGTCCGAGATAGGTGGGCATCCGAGGCTCCTTACTGAGGGCTCTTGAGGCCGGGCACCACGAGCGGTGGCGCTCCGTAGGCGGTGGCCCGCACGTTGATGCGGTCGAGCTGCTTCTGGGCGTCGTAGACCTCGATCCGCTCGAGCAAGCCGAGGCTGACCATGCCGACGTCGAGGTCAACGCCCCCGTCGGTTCCGCCGGCGCCGAGTTGATGCGCCAGTCCCGGATGTGAGTCAGCGAGATCCGGCAGGCCATAGGTGCCCGAGAAGAGGCGCTGGATCCGGTCGACCCGGTTGACCGCCTCGGGCGGCAGTCGGCCGGCAGCTAAGGCACCCTGCACGGTCATCACAAAGCCGTAGAGGCCGCCGTAGAGCCCACTGAACGGGCGGTCCAGGCAGTAGCGGGTCAGTCGGGTGTGCTTGCCGTTGCAGCGTCCACAGCGGAAGATCTCGCCGACATCGCCGAGCGACATGTTGACCAGGAAGAACTGACCGGTCAGCAGGCGTGTGCGCTCACGCTGCTGCTGCTCGGAGAGCAGGAGGCGGGCGATCCCCGGCAGGGCGATCTTCCGTCCACGACGGACCGCCAGCAGCGGCGTCTCCATGTCGACGTGGCCGTTCGTCGGTCCCATCAGCCCCCCAGCTCGGAGAGCGGGATCGCGCAGTAGCGGACCTGATAGGTCGCCCAGGTGCGCGGCCAGCCGGTCGGCGCGTCGGGAGATCGGTAGGGGCCGGTCTCGTGGACCACACCGCTGATCAAGGTGTTCGCAGCGCGGATCGTGCTTGGCCGCTGACGCTTCACGTCGATCAGGTAGGCGTCCAGGAGGCGCCAGAGGGCGTGGGCCTGCTCCTCGGTTGGGCCGAGGCACGACAGATCGACCCGCTCCGTGAGGTACGGCGCCTCGGGATCCGGCGCCCCACCACGGCCACTCTCAATCAGGATCGCGGAGAGGTAAGGCGGCACCTTGATGCGCAGCGAGCCGTCCGGGCTTCTGGGCCAGCCGATCCAGACCCGGTCGCTGACGATGTCGGTGATCGGGGAGATGGATCTGAGGTACGCTCGCAGTGCCCCGGCCAGGTCCGGCAGCGTGGAGATGACCATCAGCCGCCCCCTCGGGCGTTCGCTTCGGCCTGGAGGGTGCGTGGGACCAACGCCGCTAACATATCCAAAGTTGGTCGTATAAAAGGTTGGGCGCGATGTCGCGAAGTCCCTAATTCCTGGTAGATGGCGTGATCGGCTTCGGCGCCCAGGTTGAGCTGATACCGACCGGCGGCTTCGAAGATCTCGACGAAGGTCGAGGCCACCAACTCGCCGGTGTCAACCGGCGTCCTGGCCCGCATGTAGTCGAGGCCTCGGCGTCCGAGCGTGCTGAACGTCGCCTCGAGCACGTCCTCCGAGAACTGGGTCACGCCCTCGCCGGCCCAGACCAACTCGGTGCCGGGCTCGTCCATCAGCAGCACCCGCCGGCCACCGTAGTAGAAGCCCTTGCCGGACCGGGAGGTACCGGTCAGCAGCTGCCCACGGCCGCGAGACTTCTGCCCAGGCCAGTCGGCCATATCAGGCCTCCCCCGGCGCCGGCAGCGGGATCGCCTCGGCGCCCTCAAGCTCGACGGCCGTCGTCACGGTGCCGGGACCAACGGGCGTGGCCTCGACCCGGACGACCGCCGCAGCGGCGAGAAGCAGCCGCCCTTCGCCGTCTCGGACGTCACGGACCAGGTCGCCAACGGCGATCGGGTCGTCGTGGCGCACCCAGAGAAAGGGCCGGCGGATCAGCAGGGCGCCACGGTCGTCACGGGAGACCGTCTCGACGGTCCGCAGCTTGCAGGACCCGCCGGTGACCGGTGTCCCAGACGCCGTCAACTGCTGGCCCCAGTCATCGAGGACCGGGGCCAGCACGCCATCCACGACGGGGACGATCGGCACCCGGGTGTAGGTCTCGTCGAGCGCCGACCCGAACAGGTGGCGCAACGTCTTGACCATGCCGGCCGTCACCAGGACCGGCATCAGTCCGTCACCTCATCGGGTGGCGACCAGGGCTCTGCTGGCACCATCGTGCCGCCGTAGCGCATGGCGTTGGGGTCGGGCGGCCAGGGAGCCGTGACCGGCGCCTTCGTCGTCAGACGAGCGCCGGTGTACGCTGACGTACCGGCGACGGTACCGGAGGCCCCGGCCTTGCGCGCGCAGGCGATGTCGGCCGTCACCGTCTCGAGCATCTGCTGGTAGCTGTCGACCAGCTGGTGTGCCCGGATGCTGAGGCCGGCGCGGGTGTCGCTGGAGTCGAATCGGCGGGGAGCTAAGACACCAAGGACGAGGCGGATCGCGGACTGTCGGCAATGCAGCTCGCGCAGGCCAACGCGGACCTGGTCCCAGGCAGCGTGCCGCTCCCAGAGGTAATCGATCCGCTGGGCGATGATGCCGGCCGAGGCCGGCGCTGGCGGATCCCCGGTCTGGGGATCGACATCACCGACCTCGAGCACGATCTGTTGTTTGACCTCAAGCTCGGTCACGGGCACGGGCGGGGACTCCTACCGGTGAGCCTGACCGCCGGTCGGGCGGCTGGGTGGCGCCGGCGCCTGGACGGGTGTCGCCTTTGGCGCGTCATCCGCCTTGGCCGTCTCCACTGTCTGGGCCGGTGTCGGCTCGACGGCCTCGGCGTCAGCCTTGGTCTTCGCCTCGGCCTGCGCTTCGGCCTCCTCCGGGGTCAGTGGGATCTCACTTGCGGCGTAGCCCGGGTACGCTTTGGCCTTCTCGGCTGCCGCCTTCTCGGCCTCGGCTGCGGCCTTCGGATCCCACTCCGGGTGGGCCTTCTGGTACTCCTCGACGGTGACGACCTTGCCGCTTGCTACGGCCGCGTCCACGTCGTACGGGCAGTCGGCGGGGATCATCTGCCCCTCGCTGTACTGGGGCGCCGCGCCCCAGGTCTGGACGTTACAGACGTAGGTGTCGGCCGGCACCCGCCGCTGGCGCTGCTGTGGCTGCTGCTCTGGCTGGGTCATCCCAGGCTCCTTAAATGCAGACCGCCCGACCGTCGTCCTGTGTTGGGAGGACCAGGAGACGGTCGGGCGGCGTCAGGGAGAGTGACGACTACGAGGGGCGTTCGGCGGCGAGCCGCTCCCTTGCAGCTGGACGAAGATCGAGTATCTGTGTGTGCTTGCGGCTGTTGCACGATTTGCACAGCGGCTGAAGATTCGAAATGTCGTTCGACCCGCCAATGTCGACTGGGACGATGTGGTCGACGTGCAGTTCGATCTCGGGCTCCTGGCGCCAGCAGAACAGGCAGCGATGGTCGAACTCGGCCTCCAGCGCCTGCCACTCCTCGGCCGTCCAGTGCCCGCCGTTCAGGACGATCTTGTGCCGACGCCGATGGGTCGCGGCGTTCACGAGATCCTTGTTGGCCGACTTCCACTTGGCGTGGATTGCTCGGTTGATCTCGGGGTGCTCCTCGCGATACCGCTTCAGGTTGGCGAGTCGCGTGGCGCGGTTCTCGGTGTAGTAGACGCGACCGGCTGCGCGAACTTGTTCCCGATTGGCCGCCTTGTGCTCTCGGGTAGCCCTGTTGTGACAGGGCGTACAGATCGACCGACGATTGTTCGTCGCCGGGCGCTTCAAGAAAAACTGCTCGATCGGCAACGTCTGGCCACACGCCGTACAGGTTTTCTCGGTCGCGTCGCGGTCGATGTAGTAGTGCGACGGCACCTTGTTCGGCCGGTCGCCCTTCTCTCGGTAGTAGCGCGCGGTCGACGCCGCAACGTGACACGGCTTGCAGCGGGACTGTCGCTCTCCCGTGTGCTTCCGCTTGATGTAGAAGTCGTCGACCGATTTGGTCTCGCCACACGCTACACAGACCTTCATTTCCATTCCCACGAGAATCTCCTCTCGTGGGAATCATATCACAGGACCAACCATCCTACCAGGATTAGCTCACATCCATGATGCAGATGGCGGAGGGAAACGTTAGCACCGGGCCGCCACTATGCCCGTCGTGTACGGTCAGCGTCCTCGGAATAACATCCGGGTCATCGACGACCTTCATGTAGGGGCCGGGGGCAGCACCCGGGTTGTTGGCGTTGCGGGTCATCCGGTACTGACCGATGCTCTCGCCGTTGCGGCGCCGGCCGACCACCACGACCCGGTTGTCAGGGAGGAAGGTGGTGAAGGTGCCGGAGGGCTCGGCCAGGTATCCCTCGTCGTAGGGCACGATGGTCGGCAGTCCGTCGGCGGTCAGCAACTGCTGGACCCCGTCGGCGCTGTTGATCGTGGCGAGCCCCGGGCCTCGACGCCCGCCGATATCGTTCGGATTGGTGTTGCTCAACATGTTGTTGAGCGTGACCTGGTTCATGTACGCCTTGGCACCCGAGCCAAAGCTGACGCCGTAGCCGCGCCCCTTCAGGCGTACCGCCCGGAAGTCGGCCAGCGGGGTCGACGTCGCAGGGGTGCCCCAGCCGACGCCAGAGTCGAAGCTCTGCATCGTGTACTGGTCGGTGTAGATGACGGCGTTGTTCGGGGCCGGCACCGTGACGGTCCCGTTGAGCATCAACGTCCAGACGATCCACTCCTGGCGATCCAGGCGCCGCTGGAGCAGCTGGTTCTGACACTCCAGCACCAGATCGGTCACATTGATCGGCGTGTCGTCAGAGGCGCCCCACGGGCGGCGGATCGTCAGCTCGCGCTCGTCGATCGCCGCATACTCGCCGTAGACGCCCGGCTCGACCATGTACCGCTTGCCGCCGAGGCGCTGGATGCGCGCCGGCTGGCCGTTCAGGCCTCGCCCCTGCTGGAGCCCGATCACGTCATCCAGTTGTTCCCACTCGAGGTTGTGCTGATCGACGTTGACGATCGGGAAGAGATCGGGACCGAACGGCACCCGCTGCGCCGCCAACCGTGGCCCAAGCACCTGGGCGATCTGCTGGAGGTGCATAATCGAGGGGTAGATAAATGCCATCTCACATCGCCTTTCTTAGACGCCTGGGAAGGCGATGATGCCGGCCGCGAGGTTGCCACTGATGTAGTGGGCGCCCATCACGGTCACGGCGTTGGCGTCCAGTCCGACCAGGTCACCGGTCTTGAAGATCCCCGAGTAGAAGGCATCGACGGAGCGGGTCTTCTCGCCAGGATGCTCGCTTGTGCCGGCCGGTCCCCCGCCGAGGGTGGCGAACCCCAACGCGTCGGTGACGCAGTCGTAGCGGAGGACACACTTCGGCACCTGGGACCCGTCGGCGTTGCCCGAGGCGTACGCCTTGTAGGTGCCAGGGGTAGCGGTCAACTCCCCGAGGATCGTGCCCTTCAGGAAGGTGGTATTGGCGATCAGGTTGACGGCCTGTTCGGCGGCTTCGCTGTTCTCGAGGAACGGGTCGAGCCGACCCATGCCCCAGGTCTGAATCGGGGTCGTTGGCATAATCGGCTCCTTACCGGTTCACACTGGCGATGCCGGCCAGCACCGTGCGACCAGTGGCGGTCTGCTGGAGGTAGGCCGCGATCTGGGCCTCATCGGCCACGGCATTCGGATCGACCTTCGGCGTCTGCCGCTCGGCCATCACGAACTTGGTCACCCCGTCGAACATGTCGGCGGTCAACTCGCGCCGGCCCTCTCGGGCCGCCAGCAGGTTCTCCAGGTGCGCGACGCGGGTCGTGGTCTTGCCCTGGCCCAGCTGGACTGGCCCGTGCGTCTCGTCGTCGGAGGCCAACAGGCAGTAGAGCGCCATCAGATGCGGTCGCTCGGGCGCCAGTGACTTCATCTCATCCTCGCGCTCGCGGCAGAACGCCTCGGCGCGGATCTGGATCTGCTGGAACCGCAGGCGGGTGTTCTCGGCCTCGGCGGCGACCAGGCGCTGACGGAGGGTGGCATCACCCGTCAGGTCGGCCGGCGGTGGCGACGTGGGGACGATGTGGGCGGGAGTGGCAGTCGTGGTGCCCGTACCGTTCGTGGCGGACGCGTTCAGGCTCATGATCTGGGCCTCCTGATCAGCCGAGGCCGGCGCCTCGGCGGCGGCGACAAGCTGCCGCAGGCCATCCAGCAAATTGCCCATGGGGGCTCCTCCAACAGACGCGGCAGCCGGCGCCGGCACAGACCTCGGACGGTCCGGCAGGACATCCAGCAACTCGTCGTCATCGGGCGTCGGGGCGGGTCCGGCCGGACCCTTCCTCCGCGTGTCCTTGCCCTCGGTCCTCCCGAGATCGGCGAGGACCTCCTCAAATGACCCCAGGCGGTCAGCCATACCGCTTGCGACGGCATCAGCCCCGACCTTGAGGCCTCCAGCGCCAAACTCCTCGAGGACGGTCTCGCGAGAAACGACTCGATTGGCAGCGACGTCGTCCACGAACAGATCGCCCAGCACGTCGACCAGGGCTTGCAGCTGGGCCGCCCCGGCCTTGCTCTTCGGGTCTGGCCGCTTCTGAGGTGAGGCCGAGGAGACGAACTCGACGTAGCCCTCACGCTCCTGGCCATCCGGGACGGCCATCACCACGCCAATCGACCCGACCGCCGCCGTCTTGTTGACGACGACCTCGGCAGCAGCCGACGCCAGCCAGTAGGCGGCACTGGCAGCCAGATCGCCGACGTAGGCCGTGATCGACTTGGCGGATCTGCCGTCGCGGATGATCGACGCAAGCTCGGAGATCCCGGCCGCTTCGCCACCCGGGCTGTCGACGTCGAGCACGATCGACGTAAAGCTGTCGTCCTCGAGGGCTCGGGTGAAGTCCTTCGCCAGGAGCTCGACCGACGTCATCGGCCCACCCGAGAGCGAGGACATCAGGTTGCCCCGGCGGATGATCGGCCCGGTGATCGGCAGGATCGCGGTCTGTCCCCGGCGATAGAGCGCCGCCGACCCATTAACCAGGACCGAGGTCTGCTGGTGGACGGCGTACCGATTCCAGCGCGCAGCCTGGGCTGCCTCCTGGACACTCGGGTCAAAGTGGAAGGCTCGAGCGAGCATCTCCGGGCTGGTCTCATGCCGCTCGACGTACCGCAAGACAGCGGAGAGGACCTCGGGGCGGACAGCCCAGGCAGAGGCGTACAACTCGGCAAGGAGCGTCATGGTTGGTCCCTCCGTGGAGGCCTGGGTGCCGGCTGCCGGCCGCGGCCGCCGCGCTGGGCCGGCCCGGAGGGCGCACCCGGATCCGGTTCACCGGTGTCGGCCCCGCCGTTGCCCATCTCGCCGCCGTCGGGGGCCGACGGTTCACCGGGAGCCGGCGAGGCCGGCGGCTGCAAGAGGTTCGGTTGGCTCCAGTCACGGACCGGCAGACCCAGCTGGGCATCGAGGTCGGTGAGTTGGCTCGAATGCAGGTACGAGGCGCGCATCAGGGCGGCGACCGCCGACATCAGCGCCGGCACGTCCTGGTGTTCGGTCGTCCCCAGCGTGGGGATCGGCACCAGCGTCTCCGCAGCCACCTCACCCCAGTTGCGTCGGACCCACGGCAGCAGGATCTGGTTCGAGACCATCTCGAGGACCGACTGCTTGCCCTGACGGACGATGGTGTCGAGGACGTCCTGGTGGACCGAGGCTGCCGACCGGGCCTGGTGCTCACCTTCCTCGGTCGCCAGCTGCTGGGTCAGGATCGCCTTGATGATCTGGGAGGAGTACATCCCGAGGGCGGTCTTGAAGGCCTGGCCGTCGCCCGTCAATTCGATCGGGTGGACGTCGGTCCCGTACGGCAGCGCCAGGGCGTAGCCGTTGCGCAGACCGAGCAGCGAGGCCAGCAGGTTCTCCTGCGGCGTCGGGAGGTCGGCTGCCACCGTCTCGTCGTCGTCAGGCGGCGACGACCCAAACGGATCGGTCTCAGGCACCGACTCGGCGTACTCGGGCGTGGTCGCCCAGACCGACGGCGAGGCGAACTGGCTGAGGTAGCGCAGGTACTCCGGGCTGACCTGGCGCTTCTTCCACCACGGGTCATAGGCCGGTCGCAACAGCGACGTGCCCCGGGGGTCGCAGTCCTCCGGCCGGTTCGTCAGAATGCAGAACTTGTCCGGCGGGATGATCCGAGCCGTCTCCGGATTGAGCAGCGCCCCGCTCGTCAGGACCGGATCGCCGGGTGCGGCTCCGAGCAGGCCGACCAGGTTCATATAGGGATCGACCACGAACGCGACCTGCGTCCCCGGCTTCGGCTTGATCGAGGTCAGCATCAGCAGCCGCTCGGAGCCGTGGGTCTGCCACTCGGAGACCTGTTCGGCGACCTTGTTGCCGTAGGCCAGGGCGTCGAGCAGGTTCCACAGCACCGAGTTGATCGGTAGGGTCATCCGCTCGAACATCTGCTGGGCCAGGTCGCGGACCTTGACGGCGCGCTTGTAGGCTGGCTTCTTCTGGTCGTCGATCGCGGGAGCTAACTGGAGGCCGTCTTCGAGGATCGAGGCCTTCAGGATGTTGATCGCCGCGTTGACGTCCGGGTCGCGGAGCATCTGGACGTAGACATCGGCCCCGAAGTCGGCCGTCAGATCGTCAATCGGATGCGGCAGCGCGACCGGCTTCGTCGCTCCATAGCCCGAGGGCGGGCCACCACCCGAGACGAACTCCTTCCGGAGACGACGCGTCTCGGCACGCGTCAGGGCGGGGCCTGACGGCTGGATGACGCGGAGTGGGGGCTGACCTGGGGGTCTCGGCGAGACGGCCACTGAACGGAGGTCCTCGTCTGTGAGGACCTGGCGCCCATCTCAGGTCAGTGGCGGCCCTGAATGTCCGCCCAGCATGTCACGTTTCGGGAAGAGTACCACGCAACCTCTAACCGGTCAACAGGATTTCACCGGTGTCCAGGTCCATTTGCCGTCACACCCAGGCTCGAGGCAGTACAGCGTCACGAGACGCGTCACGGTACACGTCACGAGGTAGAGACGGGACCCGTCAGTCTCACCCATGACGCGTCGACACCCGTCACGGGGACACCGGACCTCGGCCCGCTCAGCCGTTGGGACGCGTACCGACGACGGTACGACGTGCATGGTCCCCTCGTTGCCGTCGCTCAAGCTCATGCTCGGGGCAGGCCACATCTCCCCCCAAGCTCGCCGCGATCCACCGCCTCGACCACCAGACGGACCAGCTCCGAGATCGCCCGAGCGAACTCCGGCGGCATCTGGCCCTGGCCGTAGGCCCCGTGGATCGTCACCTCGACCGACTCGACGTGGCAGGCGCACACACAGGCACCACCACGCGGCAAGGGACAGGAATCCCGCACGTCGTTCCAACAGCACGCCTCGTCGTAGCCCGTCGTGTCCTGGCTCATGCCAACCCTCCCGGACCACGGGCGGCGCGCCGCCGGCGCTGGCGTTCTCGCTGCGCCGCAGCGGCCCCCTCGCGGCACTTCGTGGCCAGGGCTCCGGCGACGCGTCCCGTCCTCGGCGAGAACCGCTCGGCGGGCTCCCAGGCGCGGTGGTAGCTGCACCAGTGCTCGCCCTGCTCGCAATGCTCCAGGTACACCTGGAGCGGGATCCCGAGGAGGGTCGCCCCGTGCCGCATCCGAGCGAGGTGCGTCTGGGGTGGCGTCGTCCACAAGGGGGGTCCCTCGACTTCCGCCCAGCGCAGCGTCTCGAGCCCGTCGCGCTCGAGGTAGTCGTACTCACTCATGGCCTCCCCTCCCCCTGAACCCGCTCACCACGCTCGGCCGGCGACCAGGCCAGCACGGATTCCAGCAGGCCGTCACAGAGCCGTCCAACCTCAAGCAGCATGTCGCAGTGGTGGAGCCCGTCACGGTCGACCATCGCTGTCGGCCGGCGGCCATGCACCGAGCACCAGTATTCGAGCACCAGCATCTCAGACCTCCACTGGGACCAGGGTCGTGTACCGCTCGGCCGAGTCAATCGGGTCGGCGTCCGAGCAGAGGAGCACCAGCTCCCAGACCGGCTCACCCCGCAGCCGGCAGAGCCGCCAGTCCCGAGCGATCACCCGCAGCCGGGTCGTCTGAAAGGCCGGGTGGACGCAGAGCCCCGGCGGGATCTCCAGCAAGTCGCCACGATGGAACGCGTTGGCGTCGACCCCGGAGATCTCAAACTGCGGCACCAGGAACGGTGCGTCGTCGCCCGTGCGCTGGCGCAAGGCCATCGGTCCGAGCAGGCACCCGCCGGCGATCACCCTGGTCAGCATGGCCAACTCCTAGATGACGTACTCGCGGCGACCGCCTCGACGGAGCGGACGGTCGGGATTCCCATAGGACCGGCGAATATCCGCGCCGGCGGCACGCTCGATGACCGCGCGCACCTGCGCGCGACGACTCGGACCGGCCGGCTGTGCGGGTCGACTGCCGTACCCGGCCGCCGGCTGCACGAGATCGCTGCGGTTACCACCGACCGCCGCCGCGAACGTCGCCCCCGACGACGGCAGGGTCTCACGAGCGACCATGTCGTACACGCACGCATGCATCAAATGGTCTGGGCCGGAGTGCAGCCAGACCGAGACCGGCTGCCCTCGGGTGTCGGGCATCGTCGTCCGCGTCGGGCTCTGGAGATGGGCCTGGAACTCGGGGTCATTGACGACATCAGCCGGCGCCGGCTGGGCGATCTTGACGATCATGGCGCGGACCCGGTCGAGCGCCATCGTCCGATTGATCGTGATCACGTCAACCTTGAGGCGTTCCAGCAGCCGGCGGTTCCGCAGCTTCTTCAGATCGAGGCCGTCCATATGCCACAGCTGCCCTTTGAGGGCGCTCGGCCCGGGGTAGAAGGCGCGCAGCACGCGCCCTGGCCAGCGGGCGGCGAACTCCTTTGCCGAGTCAAGGTCCGGCTGGGCATCCACGATGCAGCGGCGAATCCTGAAGGTCCGCATCAAGCCATCGAGGTCGGCCCACTCATCGACACTGCCCACCGCCAGGATGTAGCGCCGACCGTCGGCGGCGTTGGTGGCCGAGGTAACCCAGTGCTTCTTGAAGCCGACGTCAACACCAAGGGTCGGGTCCGTCCATCGCCCCTTCGGCAGTTGCCCGTTCTCGAGCGGGGATGCCAGCTGGAGGATCTGCTCGAGGGTGACCTTGCTGCCGGCCACGGTGTACGGCAGGCCCAGGTCCGACTGGAAAAACTGCTGGCGCTCGAACGGGTCGGGGTTCACAGCAGCTGCGGCCAGTCGCAGCAAATCGACAGAAGGAAAGGCCATCGGCGGCACCCAGTACCCCCGCAGGCCCTGGACCTCGGGCGCCTGCGAGACCCAGCGGCCCTCAGAGATCCGCTCCTCGTCGGTGACGAGGTCGCCGCACTCCGGGCAGTGCAGGGTGACACGGTGGCGCCGGATCTCCTCGGAGGGCCACTCGCCCCAGGCATCATGACCCTGGCCACGGACCCGCACGTCGCGGAGGAAGTCGTACAGCACCCAGGCGCCGCATCGGTGACGCTGCTCGTAGCGGTGCTGATCGGAGTCGAGGAACATCCGGTGAATCCCAAAGCCGGGCACCGAGGGTGTCGAGATGTCGATCTCGCGGCGCACCATCGAGGCGTTCAGGCGGCGTCGCGCCAGCGCGACAGCCGAGCCGGCCATCTCATCGAACTCGTCCAGAATCAGGACGTCGGCCGGGAAGCTCTTGAGCGCCGAGGTCGACCAGCCGCCACGCAGATAGAGGAAGCTCTCGCGGACCTGTTTGAAGGTCACGGCATTGAAGGCGTCGTCGCCGCCGCCGAACAACTGCGAGAGATAGGGACTTTCTCTCGCCAGTGAGGAGAGACGCTCCTTCGAGAAGTCCCCGAGGGCCTCTTTCTTGGGGAAAATATAGGCGACGTTCAGACCATCCTTGTCGTCGTCGGTCCAGACGGTCGCGCCCCGATCCAGGGCAAAGCCGGTGACGTTGATAGCGTACTCGGAGACGCCCCGCTGGGCCGGCTTGATGATCGCGATGTGCTGGTGCGGGTCAGCGTAGATCTGTTTAAGCGGGCGGTGGCGCTCTAAGCTGAACGCTCTACCCTCCAGCTTACGGTGGAGGATCGCCCACTCCAGGGCATTGGTCGGGCCGGTGGCTGCGTGCTTCGCGAACTCGCGCACGACAGACGGCGCCTGCGCTCGGGCCGCCTCGGCCTGGCCCTGCAACTGCCGTGAGAGGGACGAGAGGAGTGAGCCTCGGAGACGTGACCCGGATGGACTGGACATGCCCCCTCCTCCGGGAGTGTCTACCGACGCTTGCGCGACCGCGCGGCGAGCGGGACGGCGTCGATCTGGACCAGCTGCTCAAGATCGGCGCCGATGGCCGATAACGTGTCAGGGTCGGTGACGTGGCGCCGCAACACATCGAGGACGGTTCCGAGCAGACCCAGCGCCTCATCCACCGTCAACGTCGCCTGGAGCTTCTCCAGGCGCTTGGCCTCCTGGTCCGCGAGTCTGGCTCTCCGATCCAGTTGCAGACCCAACTCTTCCCACGCCGCGTGATCAGCGAGACCCTGCTCGAGGGGCTCGGCCAGAAGCTCCAGCGCCTCCTGCATCTTGACGACGTTGCCAGCCGCACGATGGCGACGGAACTCACGCCAGAGTCGACCCAGCTGCTTCCAGGCAGCACCGGACTCACCACTCGTGACGCGCTCCAGGAGGCCGTTAATCCGCTCAGTAATCAGGGTGACATCGGCCTGGAGGCTGAGCAGCTCAGGGTCATCGTGGGTGGCCATGAACCGCTCACCGAGTGGCGCCGGCAGGTATTTGCTGTAGCGGCCATGTCGGTAGCCCGGCGCCTGTGAGCCCCTGAGGTTACGACCCCCATGGTGGTAGCAGCGTGTACGCCCAATCATCGGCGGCAAGGGACAGAAGCGGCCGAACCGGTTCAGTGAGTTGCACTTCCCCTCAACCTGCTCGAGGTTGCCCGTTACGGGGATCGGGGTGCCCCTTGGGACGCCAACGGCTCTGCTCATAGGCCTATCCAGCGCTCATGTTCGCGATCCAAAAATCGAGCCGGCCTGTTTGAACCATGGCTCACGGGAGGGTGACACCGAACGCCCTCCACCATAAGACGCGTAGCGCGGCTTCCGCTTGAGCGGGAACGGCCGCGTTGCCCAGGCCACGAAGTCGGTCGGTACGACGGCACAGACACAGGTCCACCCGAGCGGCATCCCCATCAGCCACTCGACGAACAGCGCCGAGAGTTGCGGGCGCAAGATCCGGCCGCCGAGCGAGGATGGCAGCCCAGCCGCCTCGGTCGTCGGGTCGGGGTGGCCAGGCAGGAAGCCGCCCGTCATCGACCGGGTGACCTGTTCCGTCAGCGGGCGACTGTTCCTGTGGGCGACCTCCTCCGAGGCCTCGCCCGACCGGAAGTCCGACTGCCTCGGCGTCATCCACTGGTGACGGACCTGATTCGGCAGCTGCTGCCCTCGGGTCTCGTTCCCCTTGCGCCGCTCCTGAGAGTCCTCCGAATTCGGCATCCGGTAGTCGCGCGCTGCCGGCGTCGCCCAGTCCTTCGTCATCCCCGTCAGGGAGTCCTGCGCCCCCGGATGGTTGCCGGCCGACTCCGCGTCCTCGGCCCGACTGGTCGGCCAGAGCCGGATCGCGTCCGTCAGCGTCGTCCCCGGATGCATGCGGCCAGTGGTTGTCGTATGTCGGCCAGCGGAGGCTGCCTCCTTGGTGTTGGCCGTCGGCCAGTTCGCCTGCGCCTCCTGCGACTCCTGGGCCACGATCGAGAGCGGCACCCCCGCCCCGTTGCCGTTGTAGCCCTTCTCCTTTAAGAGTGCCTGTCGCTTCCGCCAGGTCTCCGGCCCCTCGCCGTCGTTCGCCACCGACGCGTTCGGGGTCGGCCAGGTCGTCCTGGTCACTTCCTGGGCCTGACCGTACAGGAGCGGCTCGTCGGAACGCTCCCCACCACGGTAGGCGTTCCTGCCCCCCGACTTCTGGGTCTGCCCATTCTGATTGGCTTCCCAGATCCGCCGGTCCTGCGGCGTCAATTCCGTCTCGTCGTGGTACTCGCGCGGCAGGATCCCCTGGCTCAACTCGGCCATCTGACCCAGTGAGGGCTCCGACCAGTGGCAGTCTACCGTCAACGAGCCCTGGCTCGCCCGATCCGCCGCCACCCGCGGCGTCGACCAGGGCTCGGTCCCAGGCGAGGCACCACCAGCGGTTTCGGCCATGGGGAGCGCCAACATCGCTCGCTCGGAGACAGCCCCATTCCGCATCGAACCCGCTTTCGGAAAGGCCCCCGAGAACAACGTCGAGTCCTCGTCCGGTGAGCTGGGCAACGTTCTCCAGGTAGACGTAGCGGGGTCGAACCTCGCGAAGGACGCGGAGGACCTCGAACCAGAGGCCGGAGCGCTCACCGTAGATGCCGGCGCCACGTCCGGCCAGGGAGATGTCCTGGCAGGGGAAGCCGGCAACGACAAGATCCACGACGCCACGCCACGCTCGGCCGTCGAAGGTTTCGAGATCGTCCCAGATAGGGAAATGAGGTAGGGTGCCGTCAGACATGCGCGCCGCGAGAACGGCCACAGCAGGGGCTTCGTTCTCAACCGCAGCGACAGTTCGGTACCCGGGGAGAGCGCGTCCGACGCCGAGTCCAAGCCCGCCGATGCCGGCGCAGAGCTCAAGACCGTTGAGGGGACGTAGACCCACCCCATCAGTCACCTCCCACCTCAAAGCTCGACAGCACCGTGGCGGTATGCAGAAGCTCCGGCTCGCCGTCAAGCTGGCGACGGGCCTGTTCGGCCACGTAGGCGTCGAAGCCCGGATCACGGTTCTGCTCGGCGCGGCGGGCGGTCTCTAGCTTCGCTCCAGGACAGCGTGGTCCCGCGTGGATAGCCCGTCCGTACGGCAGGACGTGCCGCAGCGCCTCGAGGCGGGTCGGGCCGAGCCTGGGGATCGACCGCAACAGCCAGTCCGGGCAGGGGATGAGCACCCGGTAACAGGTGATACCTGCCCGCCTGATGGCCATGATGGTGTCCCGATCCAGACCCAGCCCCGACCACTCGGCCTCGGCGATCTCATCGTCGTACGGGTCGTGCCAGTAGATCCGGTGCGCCTCCCAGAAGGGAGCCAGATGGGCGGTGCTGGTGCGGTAGCGGCGCTCGGGCGGCACGATCATGACCATGGCTCAACCCCCAAGCCCACTCGGTGAGGCCGGCAGCAGGTAGGCTCGGACACCGGCATCCTCGAAGACCTCGGCAAGCTCCTCCAGGAGCTCCTCGGCCTCGGTCTCACTCCGGCACTCGACCACGAGCGGGTGGACGAGATCATCGACGGCCCCGAGGTGACCCCCGCGACCGCCACCCTGTGGACCGAAGGCCGCGCCGACAACCCGCCCCTCAGGCGCATCATCCACAGGCTCACGCTTCGAACGGGCCGCAAGTCCCGCCAGCATCACCTTCAGGGGATCGGCCTGGACCTGGGCCTTCGCAGCCAGTTCCGCCAGCTTCTGTCGGTCGGCGGTCGCCATGGCGCCAATCGGGTCATGGGTCGCCAGAATCGCGGCCTCATCCTCGTCGCTCTGGCAGTCGATCCAGCCCACCGGCACCACCGCCTGGCCGGTCCGGATCGCCTCAGCGACCCTGAGGTGGCCGTCGAGGATGCGTCCGGAGCGCCGGCTCACCAGGACCTCGCCGACGAAGCCCACCTCCTCGATCGCCGCTTCGAGCGCCTCACGCTGGGCGACGGGGTGGCCCCGAAAGTTATCGGGGTGGTTGATCAGGTCCGAGGGGTCGACGAGGTCGTGGGCGACGACGCGGAGGTGCCATGCTGGGGTGGCGGCTCGGCGATCATCAGTGCCAACAGGACCGCCAGCCCCTGAAACTGCCGATGCTGTCGTGGCAGGGGTGGCGTCGGCACCCTCAGGCGAGAGTCGCGGGTCGGCTCGATCCGCTGATGAGGACGCGGTGCTCCGTCTGCCATCAGACATGTGCCCGGGCCAGCGCATGGCAGACGACGAGACCAGCAGCGAGGAACGCGAGGGCCAGGTCCGAGAGACCAAACGGCCCCAACTGGCCAACGCCGATCGAAGCCAGGAGCGCCAGGACACCGGCGATGGCGTAGAGCGCGGTCGCACCAACCAGCATGACGTCCCCCTCGCTGTGGTGATATTCCTCAACGGATTTCGTTGAGGATACTGCACACTCCAGGGTCCATGATACCGCACGGGTACCCAAAGTCCACCCAAACGGCCCAGGAATGGGTACTCCCTGGTCGGCTTGACTGGCTGACCATGAGTGAGGACTGTGACCGCACGTCTGCGGTCGGCGACTGAGGAGATGGAACATGCTTGAACAACGCCAGTGGTGCGAGGACATCGAGACGCTGCTGGGGTATGACGCGCGACCCGAGCCGCATTCCCGCTGCCGTCGCTGCGGGAGGGTCTACAGATGGTCCGGGTTCGTGTCGATCAAGATCGGCCCGTGTATCGCTGAGCGCTGGCCGTGTCTGGAATCGTCGGCCGGCGACTGAGGAGGTGCGGGGGATGGACAAGACAAGACTGGCTGAGATCAGACGCATCGCTCAGCATGCCGTCGATTATCCGTCAGTGACGGTTGGTGGCAGCATGTCGATGCCGTCATGGACGACGCAGCTCGGCGGCGCGGTGCTCGACCTCTTGGTCGAGCGGGCAGCTATGCGGGCGGCGGGTGATGGGATGGCGCAGTGGTTGGAGACGTTGACGGAGCTTCACCCGGAGGCGCACTACAGCCGCGCGGCACTCCAGGCATGGCGGGCGCTCGCCGGCCAGGACGCGGCGACTGAGGAGGGGTCTTGACAGGATATTGTCCAGATTGCGGTGGAACCGCGTGCATCTGCCCGGTGCCGTCTGCCGCGACGGATGACCATGAGCCGTGGGTGTACGGCGACCCAATGACGCCAGCACGCCTCGCCCGCATTCGTCAGGCAGCGAACGGCCCGTACGGCGTCACTGACGAGATGGCGGACGACCTGCTGGCCGAGGTCGCTCGCCTGCGATCCGAGCTCCACGATGCCAACGTTGCGGCGGTCGGCGCGGCCATGCTCCGTCAGAACACGCTCAAGGAGCGGGACGCGCTGCGGGAGGCGATGGAGCGCATCGCGTACGGACCATGCGAACCCGGTTGCTATTCGGAGCGCGGATCGCCGTGCATATGCTGGCTAGACGTTGCGAGGCGGGCGCTCGCCGGGCGTGGCGAGGCAGTCCTACCCGACCCGCTCGACGGTGAAGTGGCACCATCTGAGCCACAGGATCGTCGGGACATCCCAGGTGGAGATACTGAGCGCGGCGTAGCGAATCTCGGCCAGGCCCCTGGCGGTTAGGTACACGGCGTCGTAGACCTCGGCCAGTTGCTCGAAGTCAATGGTCGGATCCGACCATTGGTCCGGCATCCAACGGTAGGGGCGATCCGCCACCGCAAGTTGAAAGCCGAGCCAGCTGTCGATCTCATAGACGAGCGGGTTCTCGGCCGTCACCCGCCAGAGCGCCCCGTCCTTCAGAAAGCCGGGATTGTCCGTCCCGAGGCACCAGTCCATCCAGAGCGACGGCAGTCCAGGGACCTCCGGACAGGTCCAGAGTCCACCCGAGGGCTTGCCCAGTGGTCCGGCGTCCTTCATCGAGATCGGATTCCAGCGCTCCGGCACCGGCTCATCGCCAACGAAGATGCTGCTGAGCGCCACCGGCTACTCCCACGGCCCATGGGTGCGCTCCGGGTTCAGCACGACCGCGACCATCCAGATGTCGAGGATCGGGATGAGCTTCTGCCACTCGTCCTGGTCATCGAGATCGCTCCAGCGGTGCTCAACCGCGGTGACGCGCGCCTGAAGTGGCGGACCAACTGGACGGTCAAGATCCTGGATAGGCCAGGGCAGGCACAGAAGCTCACCAACACGGGGAACGGCCTCAACCTCAAGCTCGATCTGATGCGACTCCGTGAGACGACGGTCATCAGGATGCCCGCTGGGGTGCAGCTCGACCCAGACCCGCATGTCAGGCCTCGGTCTCGGTCTGGCCGGTGTCCTCCAGGTCGGCGATGGTGCCGATGGGCGCGAAGTCCTTGACACCCAGGAGGACGCGGTCGCCGTGGCGCAGGTAGATGATGTCGTAGGGACCGTGTTCTGGCGGCCAGCAGACCAGCGCCGTCGCCCGCCAGGGGGCACCTGGACGGCTGAGGTAGACGGCGGCGTACTCCTGGCCACGGAAGCGGTAGATGCCACCCTCACGGAGCGGGCTCACGGTGTCAGGTGCCGCCATAGTCCACCCCATAGATCGCCCGCAGGTAGGTCTCCTCCGAGACCAGCGGCCGGAGCGCCGCCATCAGCCGCTCGGCGCGCGCGGCCAGGCGCTTCGGACAATCGTGGTGGACCTCGACGCGGCCGAACCTCGGCTGAAGACAGGTGGAGTAGTGCTCGATCGTCTGGTGGCCGTCGTAGGTGCCAGAGGTCGTACAGGTTGGACAGGCATGGATGGCCTCGGTATCGAAGCCGTCGGCAGCGAGCAGCACCCAGCCCTCCTCACCCACAAAGACACCCTTATGCCAGCCGGGCTTGACGCCATCGACCGTGGCGTAGAGCGTGGTCCCACAGGCGTCGTAGTCGTGGTAGCTCGGGTCGTCTCGACGGAACGCCGGCACCATGTCAGGCCGGCAGTTCAAACAGCCATGCACGTGCTCCGTCATGTCGGACTCCCGTCCTGCTTCCAGGCGGTGAGACAGGCGAAGCCACAGAACACCAGGTCACCGGTCTGGGCTCGGGGCAGTGTGATCCGGGTGTAGGTCGGCAGGCGCTTCCCACAGCCCGTGCAGTGGGTCGACTCAGCGGGCTTCGTGGCGGCCATCGTACACCTCCCCCCACGGCATGGTACACCGACCACTGGCCGGCCAAAGACGGCTGTTTTCGACGGGTTTCGGCCGTCTTACGGCGCATATGCGGCGGCGTATGACCAGAATCGGCGCGTTGGTGCGACGCGCGTGGGGATCTCTCGAAGGGGGCGCCGAGTGGCGAACATATTGATTCATAGCTCCGTCACTCGGGATCGTGGACCGGCGGCAGGGCCTCGTCGGCGGCCTGAAAGGCGTCGAGGGCAGCCGAGGTTGCTTCGGCGGCGGCGGTTAGCATGCGCCTCCGGGTCTCCTCCGGCGCCTGGTGGTGGTTGTAGTAGGTGGTCAGCAGGAGATCAGCGGAGGCGAGGACGACGCGGGCGAGTGCCAGGCGCGTCCAGACGTAGCGCAGCTGCTGGCGCTGATGCTCGGCCTCAGCCGAGGCGTAGAGCGCCATCGCGGCCGCGGCCTGACCTGGGGGGTAGCGCGGCGGCTCTTCGGGAGTACCGACGCCTGGGCGCACGTGCTCCTCCATCAGGGCCGCGGCATAGACCAGGTGGCTCACGATCTCCTGTGCCACGCGCGGGGACAGATCCTGGCCGGCGGTATGCACGACGTCGAAGCTGGTCCTGACGGCCTCCAGCACCACCGCCGCTACCTTCGGGTCCATCAGCGGGGCGCGTCCCACCGCGAGCGGGGCCTCGGGACACCAGGATTCCCGCGACTGGGATGCTGCGAGCTGTCAGCGCAGCGGGTACAGACCAGCGCCGAGCACGAGAGTCGCACCAGGAAGTCACCGGCCGATCCCAGACCGAGGTTGTTACACCAGAACCAGATCGAAACCCAGGCCTCACCGCCACGACGGACCTCACTCACCTCACGGACGTAGTGAACCCGACCGGTGGTCCGGATCCGAAAGTAGGACGGTGGGTCCGGCAGGACGGTGACGCCCCGATCAGGCATAGCCCGCTCGTACTCGGGCAGGCGCACCACGGCTAGCCACGGCCAGGTCGAGCTGCCGCAACCGTGGGGACGATGGAGGCCTGCTCGCGCTCAGTGAACGGGGCCTCGGCCATCACGACCCCGAGCGCCTTCGCCAGGTCCTCCCCCACCGCTCGGGCGGAATCCCGCACGGCAAGGCCAATCGTCTTCTCCAACCCCGGCGGGCCATCGGCCACCTTCACGTCGATGTCAACGGCGATCCCCACCTGCGTGGTCACCACTGTCACCTGGATCCCGACAGCCAGCAACCCAGCATTGGGAAGCTGCAACGGCGGGCGCTTCTTCCTGGTCATCAGACGGCATCCTCGGGCGGGGCGGCGGCGTCCTGGACCGCCCCAGCATAGTCAGCCAGGGTCAGCAGCAGCGTCCGGAGGGTCGGAGTGATGGCATCAGCCCCGAGGGTCAGACCCGGGACGAACGGCTCGGTCTGTTCGGCACTGTGCAGCGCAGCTTCCATCAGCAGCATGGCGACGTCGTGATCAGAGGCGTCGACGCGGTGGTAGACGATCTCGAAGAGCGCGGCGAGGTGCAGGCTGAGATCATAGAACCACTCCAGGCGGGCAGCGACGGCGGCCGCGCGGTCAGAGAGGAGCGCGGGATCCTGCGTCATCAGGCCTCCTGGCGTACCGACGACGGTACGGGCCACTCATGTCTCCAGGATAGCACCAGAACGGCCGTGCTGAAAATCCGGAGCAAAAAAATACCCGGACCCCTGACAGCCAGCCAAAGCCCGGGATCCGGGTACCGCATGGAGGGACGGCGTACGGTGGCCAGCACGCCGATACCCGAGGATAGCAGAACACCCGGTCAGTAGGGACGCACCCCCGGGACCGGGTGTCCATAGGCGAGGGGCTAAGACTCGCCCACCGCAGCATAGCAGAGAGATCCGGACCCAGAAAAGAGATGGCCCCATAGCGGAGGGAAAAACAGGAGGGATGGTCGGTACAGCGCAGAGAAGTGAGATAGAGCAAGGGGTTGGGTGGGGACCATGAGCGGTACAGCCGTCCCGGGTTGGCGGCACGTTGCGCTCCCGGCTGCGCTGGACTCCGCGCTGGTACCGGTACCGAGCTATCGCCAGCACCTGACCTGGTTGTCAGTACTCGAGCATCATGCCTCGGGTGTCGGTAGAGCTGTGTCCTGTCGTCGATATCCGTACGGCCGGCCGGTAGCAGTAGCACCGGGCCTAGGCCGGTCGCGCGTACACACACGAGAACAACACGGCACACGGATGAGCGCTGGCCGGTAGCACGCCTATCTACTCGGTATGTGGCCCGGTGCCAGCAGCCCGGTAGTCGCCCGTTCTACTCGATAGGCCATGCGCCACCAGTACGCCGGTAGCCTTCACTGCTACTCGAAGTAACCCATACCCTACGCTCGCCGGCTACCACCCGGCCTACTCGGTACCGGGCCTACCCTTGACACTGGGGTATACCGTGGTGTACCGTTAGGCCACCTTGACAACGGAGCGGCTAAGCATGTCTTACACGCCACGCAATCCCGGCCTTCACAACCTGAGCGCACTACCGAGTGTTTTGCCACTGCCTACCCCATACGTCGAACGTGCCTATCCCATGGCAGACGATAGCCCGGCTACCGGCGAGTGCTACTGCTCGGCCGACTGCGTGCGTGGCGAGCCCGGCGACACGTGCGACTGTACTGAGTGCCATGATGCCGAGTGGCTCACCATGACACCAGTACAGCGTATGTACTGCATGGATCATGCGGCCGGCCGTCACCGGCTACTCGCCCGGTCCGGGTGCCCGATGGCCGAATGTGCCGAACGTATCGCACGTAACCCGTACGTGAATGGGCATAGGTAACCCTATGGATACGATGCCAGACACCACATGTCTACGCTGTGGTGGCGCCATGACATACCGTAACGATGCGTACCAGTATTGCCGTACATGTTTCTTCACTGGTAATGCGCATCATCGGGATATGTATGCTCCACTCATGGCACAGTTTCAGATGCTTCCACAGGTTGCCAGTGTGTATGTGAATCACACTGGCGGAGGATGTTTCGGTCTAGCAGTACAGCTGTCCGATAGTCGGTACGCCTTTATGACCGATGCGTACTACGATGAAACTACCGGCGCGCTAGAGTACGATGCTACGCTGGACAACGGCCCGGATGGCCTACACTGCATGGTGCTGTATCCATCTGAGGATTCGTTCTACGATGACAACGACAGTACCGTATTGGAGTACGGTACCGGCCCGCATCTAGTCGAGTGGCTAGCCGGCCATATCTTCCTTGCTCATGAGATGAAGCTTCAAGATGAAGGATGGGCGCCGTCATGAAGTGGCAGATTCGTTACTCGTATGCGGAACGGCCGAACGATTCACAGCTGTACGATGCGTACACCACCCGGACGCGCGCGCGTGCAACACTGGCCCGGCTCGCGGCCCGGTATGCATCCCAGTACGGCGACCGGCATGTCCGGTATCTCACGCCGGACAACATCGTCATAGCCGGCCGTACCGGATTCGACATCGTCAAGCGCTCGTCCTAGGATCGATCCGGCCGATAGCCGGCGAGTAACTCGCCGGCCTTCGAGTGGACCTATCCACTAGATCTCACAGCGGAGTAGACCCCATGGCAACGTATAGCGCGCGTACCCTGAAGGCATCCCTAGGCTTTACCAGTCTCACGACGCCGGACGGCTATAACCCGAAACTGAAGAAAGGCCGGGCACAAGGGTACTCTTCGCTCATTCTGCATTTGGCCCCGGCGAAGCTGTCCGGCTATGACGTGTGCCAGTACGCGTCGGACCGGTGCCGGGCCGTTTGCCTTAACACGGCCGGCCATGGCGGGATCATCCGTCGAGGCGAAACCACCAACGCTATCCAGACGGCCCGGATCGCCCGGACGCGTTGGCTGTTCGAAGATCGGCCGTCCTTTATGGCCCAGCTGGCCCATGAGATCACAACGCATATCCGGCGAGCCCGGGCGCATGGTATGACGCCGGCCGTGCGTTTGAACGGTACCAGTGATCTTCCATGGGAAAAGATCACTGGCCCGGATGGCCGGACCATCCTGGACAGCTTCGAGCGTGTCCAATTCTACGATTACACGAAAAGCGCCGGCCGCGCGCTTGCCTTCGCGGCCGGGCTTATGCCTTCGAACTACCACCTAACCTTTAGTCGCTCCGAGTCCAATGCGCTGGACGTGTCGGCCGTTCTCCGGGCCGGCGTCAACGTGGCAGCCGTGTTTGCCACGGCCGAACTACCGGCCGAGTGGAACGGCTCGCCGGTCATATCCGGCGACCATGATGATCTGCGATTCCTGGATCGCCGGCCGGCCATCGTTGGGCTAAAGGCAAAGGGAAAGGCCCGGCGCGACATCTCCGGATTCGTCATCCGTCCGGAGGATGCCCGGCCGGCTCTTGTCCTGCCGATGTTCGCTCAGGGTATGGCGCGCCCATCTATCGCCATCTAGACCCCACAGGCCCGGCCTATCACAGGCCGGGCTGTTTTCGTTAAGGGAGTTGCTCATGTCCAGACTCACAGCCGTTGTCGTGGTGTACGTGTCGACGTTGGCAAGCGTCACAGCTGTTGCCGTGGCCTACCTGTCGCACTAGCCTAGCCAAACGAGCCCGGCCCATCATGGGCCGGGCTCGTTTGCTTTAACACGCGTCCTAGGCCGGCCTAGGACGCGTCCACAGCCCGGATCGGCCGATAGTCGACCTATCGGCCGTGTTTGCTTTAAGCGAGCCTACAGCGTTGCCACTGTCCACCGGTCCGATACCCCACAGCACCCGGCGAGCCGTCAACGGCTCGCCGGCGCGTTCTGACGCGTCCGGCGCGCCTAGGCCGGTGCTGTGGCCACCATTGGCCATAGCTACCCTGTGGACGCGTCCTAGGACGGCCGGTACCGTCGACGGTACCGGCGAGCCTATCCCGGCCGATGGTAGGCCCGGAACGCTCGCCGGCCGTAGCGTTACGTTACGCGTTACGATAGGCCCGGCCGACGGTACCCTGACTCGATTGTCCGTTGTCCGGTGTCAGGACGTGCGCGGCCAGGCCGCCGTGTCAGCTGACCCCGGTGTCAGGTCTCGGATGTCGCGACGACGACGGCCTGGCCTGGATGTCATAGGTCGGCCGACGCCGGCCGTCCGGAGCGGCCGGGAGCTCGGTCCGAAACGTCCTGACGCCGATGTCATGGCGACAGCGACCAGCTCGAGCCGTCACGCCAGCTGGAGCATGACCTCGGCGCCTGGCCGCCCCTGTCAGGACCGCCCCGCCAGGTCGAGCTGGTCACGACCTCGACGACCTGACCGAAATGTCATGACCCCCGGGTCGAGACGAGGGGGTCGGGACGGGGGCGTCAGGACCATCCGAGCAGGGGGCGGGAGGGGCGATTCCCTGTTAAGCAAGAACGGCCAGGGAATTTTTGATTTTCAGTTTCAGTCCGGCCGTTTTTCGGATTCTACCATCTCGATCCAGACCTGGAGCTACCAGGATCGCCAGCCCGCTGGAGATTCCGCTCACTCGAAGGGATTCTCACCAGTTTTCACCAGTTTCTCGGATTCCCTCCGAAACCCCTTGACAGACGGTATACCGTGGTGTACCATTGCCGTACACCCCAGAGGAGACACCCCTGATGGACCCGATGACCCCAGAAACCTACCGTGCCCATGTCGCGGACATGGCTGATCTGATGCTCCAGTATCGCGCAGAAGACCCGTCCCTGGTGGGCGAGAAGCTCACCAGCGAGATCCACGAGTGGCTGAGCGCAGCCGACTCGTTCTTCCACTGGCACGACGGCGGCGAGCAGGGCACCGAGAACATTGCCCTGGACGTGCTGCGCTTCTCGGGCCACCGCCACGCTGCCGTGGAGGACGGACGCCCCGTCGCCGGCATCATCGCCCCCGACGAGGTGAACTTCGAGTACCTCGCCGCCCACGCCTTTGTGGCTGACGTGCTCGACCTCCTGGACCGCCGGGCCGTCCTGGATGCGACCCCCGACCTGACCGACCGCGACGCCATCATCGCGTGGCTCGTCCTGAACGATCCGAACGGCTGCCACAGCGACGAGGACACCCTCGAAGAGGTGGGCGAGGTTCACACCCTGGAGTCGGCGCTCGCCTGCTACCGCGACCAGATGGGCCTGGAGCAGGTCTCCTGATGACCACCGTAACCAACGACCTGACCACCCCGGAGCGCGCGGTTGCGCTCCTCCAGGCGCAGGGGATCCCCTGCCACTACGAGTCCTTCATGGGATCGATTTTCATCGAGGACGACGGCGCCGAGTGGCACTTCGGCACCGTCAACGACACGTGGTGCGCCGACATCATGCACGACGCTGCTGTGGGCGACTCCTTCGGCTGCTGCGACACCGGGGTGCCCTCTGACACCCTCGACGCGCAGGCTCTTGCTTCCGCCATCGTCGCCGCCCTCATGCAGGGCACCGGCGTCGAAATCTGGAGGGACTGACCATGGACCGTTGCGAGTACGACGACGCCCCGACGCCTGAGCGACCGACGAAGGTCTGGCACACCAACCCGGACGGCCGTCGAGGGTACCTCTGGCAGTGGATCTGCCCGGACTGCGGCGTCGCCCACATCACCATCGTCAGCCCCACCATGTACGCCGGTCGCATGCCGTGCAGCCCCTGTCAGTGGAAGCGACAGGGCGGCACGTCTGCACCGCTCCCGCCCACCACCAAGAAGCCCAGGAGGGCACCCCGATGACGACCCTGAAGCGTTCCGTGGCCGAGGCCACCAGTGTCGAAGCCCACGAGGTCTACAGCCTCATCCTGAGCGAGGGCGAGCCGGCTGGCTACGCCTACGCCATCATCCTGGACGGTCTGGGCGAGGAGATTGACCGCCTGTTTGTCGAGCCGCCGCCACCGCTTAAGGATCGCTGCCACGACGAGGACATCTGGTGGGGCGACCACCCCGAATCGGACCTCCTGGGGTTCTCGTCCGACCAGTTCTCGCCCACCGCCATGCCCGGCGCTGGCTTCTACAACAACGTGGACGACATGTGGGGCTGCCCCGACTACCCGACGGCCATCGCGGCGCTCTTCCTGGAGCACGCCATCCGGGTGGACCAGGACTGGTACTTCGAGAACTCGGAGGCGTACTGGTCATGAATGCCCGATGCGCCCTGCTCGCCAACCCCTACCGTAACGCCCCCGTGATGCAGTGCCCGACCGACATGCACCGCTTCCACTACCACGGCCACGACCCGGCCGGCCCGTTCCGCCCGATGGTGCCGGGCCGGCCCTGCCCTCACCGCCACAAGAGCGTGCAGGCAGCACTCGCCTGCACCGCCCGCCTGGAGGTCCCCCGATGACCGCCGCCAATACCACCGATGTCGTGCTCGTGATCCGTGAGGGCGAGGTGCTCCTCCGTCGCGCCACCCCCGGGATCCGGGTGACCATCCTCAACTACGACATGGCCGAGGACTTGCTCCGCTCCGGTGCCATCACCGACGACGGCACCGAGTGGGACGGTATCGGTACTCTCCACCACGACGAGCGCGGCACCCCCTACCTCATGACCAGCCCGGCCGTGACCTGTGCGGTGTGCTTCGACTGGATCGGGGACGACGAGCCGCGCACCAGCGTCGGCACCATGGACCGCGCCGCAAGCTTCTGCCGCCCCTGCACCATGGGGATGTCGCACGCGGACCTCATGACGGCACTCGCCACGGTCTGACTCGGCTGGTAGCCGTGCAGCTTTCCTGCACGGCCTCCAAGCGGGCCACCCGCTACCACCCCTGAGGAGATCTCACATGACCACCGAGATAGCTCGCCATGCCCCCGTGATAGCCCTGCTCCGCGAGCAGGGGATCGCCGCTGAGGAAGCGGCGAGCGGCGGCAACTTCTACCACGTGAGTTTTGAGCTTCCGGACGGCGGCTACGTGCTGGCCGACGCCAATGAAGGCTGGTGGCTCGTCGGCCTCTATCGGCCGACTGACGACCCGTACTGGCGGATGGCTGAGGGCGAGATGCACGACGCCGACCTCCAGGAGGACGCTGACCCCGCCCTGGTCGCCGCGTGGCTGCTGGACGTCGCCCGATGACGGCCGGACGATGTCAACGCTGCGGTTTCGCCGCCGCCGCCTACGATGAGTCGCTGTACAGGCAGTATGACGAGATGGTCTGCTGGGAGTGCTTCGAAGCTGAGCGACAGGCGCACCGGACCGCGTGCGAGATCTGCCATCAGCCGATCCCGCCCGACGACCCGCCACTCGGCGGCAGTGGCGCCCATGCCGCCTGCTACCGCCGCGCCGCCGCCGCCGACATGGACCGCCGTGCCCGCACGTACCGACGGGCGAACGGCATCCCCGACGCCGGCCGACCCTGACCCGTCGGCCTGGTCGCCGCCGCCAGGCCGCCGACGCCACGACCGCGGCCTCGAGAGCTCCAGCTCGTGACCCAGAGACCCTGACCCAGATGTCAGGTCGAGGGCGTCGGGATGGGAGGGTCGGGACCGAGGGGGCACGACCGCCAGGTCAGGTGCCATGGGCGGTGGCCGGAGGACAAGAACCGCCAGGGAATATTCGATTTTCACTTCGACGCCGACCGATTTTCAGGCTGGGCGACTTCACCGCCCCCGCCACCGAGAGGAGACGCTGATGCTGTACGCCACCTTCCGCCGAGGATCCCACGATGAGACCACCCGGGTCCACCGGATCCCGTCCGTGACTGGTGAGCCGGGCTACTCCGACTACCGCCCCGCGCTCTGCGGCGCCACGGCGGCCCACCGCCTGTGGGCACCGGTCGAGACGCTGCCGCCGGCCGACGCCACCCCGCCCCGCGCCTATCTCTGCCCGCGCTGCTTCCCGGAGGGAGCCTCGTGACCACTGGTACCTGCGCCCGCTGTGACACGAGCTTCGAGCTTCACGGCTACCACTGGTGTCATCAGGTCTGCCCCGCCTGTATCCAGCCGCAGTGGATCGGGACCGATGGCACCATGCGCGCGGATGGCTTCTTCTGGCCCGCTGACCGCGAGCGGCTCGCCCGGCAGATCGCGGCCGATGGTGGCCGCTACATCCCCCGTTTCAAGGACTGACCATGTGGAGCATCTCCGATTCCCCGCCGCCAAGCTGGTACGAGCCGCCGGACGACATTGAGGAGGACGAACCCATGACAACGATCTATCGTCTGGCCGAGGGGCAGGGCTACGCGCTGGCCTTGCTCCAGACCGCCCCACAGGCCACCCCGTTCATGCGTATCCCGTGGGCCTCCCGCGTCATCAACGGCCCCCTGAAGCGCAGCGACGCTGCCCGCACCCTGTGGCAGGCGCGGCGACTCGGACGCATCGAGTCCATCACACGCACCTGACCCGCCCGACCAGGCCGGGAGCTCCTGTCGCTCCGACCCTGACCCAGATGTCAGGTCGAGGGCGTCGGGACCGCGGCGACCAGGCCCCCAGGTCAGGCCCAGGCCGGCGCCGGCGCCGGCCTCCAGAACACAAGAACCGCCAGGGAATCCGGGATTTTCAGTTCGGGTCCGTCCGATTTTTGGACCGCCCCAGAAAGGAGGAATCCATGACGGACGCGTGCAGCTGCCCCGAGCCGTTCACGGAGGACAGCTACCTCTGTCACCCGTGCGAGCAGCGGTGGATCGACGGCCTGATCGCCCAGGACGCCGACCGCGTACCCCCGGACGAGGTCGACAACGACCTCGACGCGGCGTTCCCCGAGAACGCCTTGACTCCCCGCTAGGGAGGCGTTGGCGCCGGCGGCGATCTCACCCAACCGCCGGCGCCGACCACAGGAAAGCTGGGCACCCCCGTGGCGAACACAGCATACGCGACCGACCCCGTCGAGTACCGCGACATCCACGTCACAGTCTGCCGCTACCGCCGCCAGGGCCTCGTGTGCAGTACCTGCACCGCCGTCATCGAGCGCGCCGAGCGGGCACGCTCGACCGTCCAGATCCCCGAGAAACTCGTCTCCTGATCCTCTTGACAGACTGGTATACCACGGTGTACCATCCTCATACACCCACGAAGGAGCACCCGATGAGCATCGTCTACACGACCGTGACCGAGCGCGCCGACTACGACGGGATCGTCCTCTCCAGCACGCCCGTGGTCGTCTCGGCGACCGCCGGCCGCACCGATCCTGTGACCTTCCGCCGCGTCGAGCTGGATGACAGCTCAGACGGCTACTTCAGCCGCTATCAGGTCGAGCGGTACCACAGCTTCGGCTGCCTCGTCCTGTCGGAGGAGCAGTTCGAGCAGGAGGTCGACCAGGGCTTCATCGTCCTGGGCGAGCTACCGGCCTAGTCGCAGCACGCCGGGGCGGCGGTTGTCCCGCCCACGTTCGCCCATGGCTCCGGTACCGTCGGCGGTACCGGAGCCCACCACCACCCGAGAGGCACGAGCTTGGACTTCCAGACCTCGACCGAGACCACCGACTACGCTGCCGCAGCCAGGATCCACGTTCAGGGATCCTGTGGGCACCTCTTCTGGTGCTGGGTCAACGACCGCGACCAGAAGGTCGTGGACGCGATCCTCGATCAGGTCTGCGGCGCGCCGTGCCCGAGGGCCTCCTGCACCACCGGCGGCGCGTTTGTGCCGGTCCCGCACCCCGAAGTGCGCCACTTCACCCGCTAACCCACCACCCGAGAGGATCCGACCCATGCTCCTGATCAACACCGCGACCTGCTGCTGCGGCGACCTCGAATGGGCGCACGACGAGCACGGCTGCACGCGGGCCTTCTGCCCCTGCGCCACCTTTCGTCGCCACGTCGAGTGCGCGGCGTCACAGTCCGTGGCGCCATCCACCGGACACCGGGAGGCACCCTGATGACCTACCCCCCGCAGCCCCAGCCAGGACCGACCACGCGACCCCGCACCGTCCCCGAGTACGTCGGTTTCGGGTGCCTGGGCTGCCTGGGACTCGTCGCCGTCCTGATCGGCGGCTACCTCTCCCTGACCGTGCTGAGCGTCATCCTGGTCCTGATCTTCGCCGCGCTCAACACCACGCCCCACTGACACGCCACGTGCCACAGCAGGGTATACTGAGGTATACCTCTGTGATGGTGGGTGGGGATCTGCACCCCACCCACCGGCCGGCCACCCGAAGGAGTCGACTTCAATGCCCGACCGTGAGCAGTGTATCCCACGTGAGCTTCTCTGGAGCGATGACATGTCGACACCCGCACCGCGCCCTGGCCCGATCCAGTTCCGTTCTGTCGAGCTTGAGCCCCATCTTGAAGCGCGCTCTGATGGCAGTCTGGGTCAGGTCGCCGTCCGCGACCTTGGTCGTTACTACGAAGCCCTGAATCGAGCCCGTCCCACCTTCAGTCGTGATGAGGCACTGGCGATCATCGAGGTCTGCAACGGCACCCTCTGGGAGCCCTGGAGCATCCCCCTGCTCTGGGCGAGCGTCTCTGACGCGAAGGGCCTGGGCGAGCGCTGGTCCATCGACCAGGCCGCGCTGGTTGACCGCCTCCGCGCCCTCACCTACATCGAGATCCTCGCCATCATCGACTCAGCCGAGCGCGTCTGGCGTCAGGGCACCACCACCGGGCCGGCGCTCATCCAGACTCTTGAGGCGTCTGGCCTCATCGCTCCCACCCCCCAGGAGACCCGACCATGACCACGAAGTACTTCTTCCACAGCCCGAGAGGTTTCTCGAATGAGGCAGACGTGTACGCCGTGCCGGCCGAGATCGCAGAGCAGTGGCTCGAAACGTTCGAGGCCCGTCTCGGGTCGAGCGCCGACTACGCCGCGACCGCCGTCGAGCCGATCACGCGGAGGGTGGCCGAGACACTGATCCGTCAGCCCGGCGTCGGCCTCCAGATCGACGGCGACGACTACAACTACGAGGACTGCACCACGAAGCAGCTGACCCCCGCCTCGCTGAGGTCGGCCCGCCGTGCGGCGACCGCGATGATCGCAGAGATCAAGCGGGAGATGGACTTCGAGGCCGAGATGGCCGACGCCTATCCCGAGTTCGCGGTGCAACCGCGATGACGATCCTGACGATCAGTCCCTACCAGAAGCCACCCTACACCCACGCCACGAACACCGGACGGCTGTTCCGCAGTCTGGGGGATGCCGAGGCGTACGTCGCGGGACGGGACGCCTACTGGGCGGTGTTTGCCTCCATCCCCACGGATCAGGTCGGCAACTGGCAGGTACCGTTCCCGATGTCCAGGCAGCAGTACGAGGACTGGGCTGAGCGGGTCGGCGTCGACGCCTGGGCCGACACCGTGATCCGCCAGAACGCCTACGCCTGCCAGTACTACGAACCCCAGACATTGACGCGTGAGACGGGCCTCCAGACGCTCAGGCTGCGACTCGCCAACCGCCGGCTGGCCCAGCTTGAATGGGATGACCGGCAGCGCCCCGTGGTCTTGCCGATGGAGGTGCTCCAGACCTGTGCGGCGTGTGGCACCACGCACCCTCCGCGCATGCTGCTGACCTCGCCAGTCGGAGTCGTATGCCCGGATTGTTATGACGAGGTGGAAGGATGACCCGCACCATCAATCGCTGCGAGTACGTGACCCGACGCGCCGGCCAGTCCGTCACCGGCCAGTCCATCCCCCTGGACGGCCACGGCGATATGACGCAGATCTGCGGTCGGTTCGGCAGCCCTGTACCGCACACGTTCCACGTCAAGCGGCCGGGCACCACGAGCGTCTACGACCCACGGGAAGGCACGGTCATTCGGTGTGCTGAGCACGCCGACACTGCGTGAGCTACTCAGCCTTCAATCCGCTACTTTCGAGAGGAGCACCTCAATGACCGTACGAGATTGGCGAGCTGCGGAGTCGATCGTTACCCTGCCGATGGTCCCGATGCAGTTCGCCAACTTACTCCCGCATCAAGAGGGCCTGTACATCGCGGTGATCGGTCACTGCTATGTGGGGTACGTGGGCATGTCCTGGACCTCGATCCTTTGGCGTTGGTATCAGCACCGTGCGATGCGTGGTACGGCCGGGAAGGCGGCTGCCCTGATCGAACTGGCGCATCGTTTCAGGCTCGATGGCATACAGACACCGGTCCTGATCCACTATCTGGTCGATGCGTGGGAGCACAAGAAGGATCTCCTCGCTGATGAGCGGAGCATCCGGGACATCTGGAATCCGCCGCTCAACGCGCCGCGCTATGGCAAGGATGGGTCGCCGTGGTTGATCCGAGAGCATTGGGTGGCGCCACCAGAAGAAGGGGTCTACCGACCCAACATCGGATGGGACTATGTGACAGCTGAGCATGGTCCAACATACTGGACACCGCCCGAGACAGCGTTGACGAGCACGGTTGGGATGTCCCTCATGCCTCCTGGCACGACAGCTTCGAGTGTCTGACCTCGTCAGCCTTATGACGGCCACTCAGGAGAAACGATGCCAGGGACAGGTGGCGGCGACCCGCTTCCGAGGCGGATTCGTTGCGGCTGGTGTAACGACTACGAGACGCCAGTCATGCGGTCGCACGTGGCTGCCCTGGCTCGATTGGAGAGTCACGTCAAGGAGTCGCATCCAGTCAGATACGAAGCGGCGATCAAACGGTCTGCCGAGTGACGACGATAAGCACGATTTCGTCGGGCGTACAGGAGGGACCGTGCCAAGAACTACGGCCGATGTCGAGGCTGAGTTACTGCAAGACTACTACGGCGATCTACCCTGGCTCGACCTTCCGCCCACGTCGGGCTGGTACTGGTTCCGGGTCGTGCCATCGGTAGCGATCCACGGTCCAACCCGCGTACGCCTAATCGGAGGGCGCCTCGTCGGTCAGGTCCACGACGGCGGGAACGGCGAGAAGCCGGTGGAACACTTTCAGCGGCAGTGGGCTGGACCGCTGGCCCGGCCCGTCCCCGCTGAGTGACTGACCTATCGAGTTTTTCGTTCGACACACTCCGGAGGACTGCTCATGTTCATCGCTGGAAACACCCACCCGCTGGTGCTCTTGATCGCCTACCTCGTCTTCGCGGTGCTCTGGATTCACCGGTGGCGGCAGGCCAGGCGCGACGGGCGCTGGCTGCTGATCTGAGTGGCCGATCTCTCTACTCTGTGCATACCTACGCCCTGGAGGGGATCATGACGACCCGAGGCCGGCTCTACCACCGCGCGTTCCGCTGCGGCGACTGCTGCGCGCTGCAAGTCGGTGAGAGCGACCTGTGCGCCGGAGCGTACGAGGGGATCTGTCACAAGGTCTGGTTCGAGACCTACGGGACGAAGCCGTGGGAGGATGACCGATCCTGGGAGTTGACCCAGGATCTCAGCAACACGCCATTCTGAGTGACCGACCTACGCAGATTTTCGTCTGGCCTGCACTGGAGGCGTCTTGGAGAGGATCAGAGACCAACTGTTCGGTAGCATGCGGCTCGCTGTCGAAGCCGGACACACCTCTGGTCGAGCAGTCGCCCAGAACGGCGACGAGTGGGTCTGTGTCTCCTGGTCGCCGTTGCCGTCCGGTCAGACGGCCGTCTCGATAGCCATCGGCATTTCCGAATACCGTGCGCGGATGCTCGCTGACCAGCGTCTTGCGGCTGAGGTTGCGAAGCACTGAGAGCCGACCTATGCAGCTTTTTCTTCCCCGCAAGGAGGTCACATGAGGCCAGACGCACCGTTTTGCTCCCGCTGTGAACATGACGAGCGGCAACATCGCGTCTGGGCTGAGGGCTGCACCGCCATCATCACGATTGACGACAACGACGACGATGTCTACTGCGACTGCGAGCGGCTGTTTCTCGCAGTCGAGTGACGGAGATATCTAGCCTTTTTGGCCCCACCCGGCGACTTCACCGCCGGCCACCACCGAGAGGAGACCCCATGGACCCTGAGCTTCACGCCCGACTCACCCGGAGCGGCATCGACCCGGATCTGGCCCGTCTCTGCCGCCGCTGTCGGCACCCACGCCGCATCACCGGCTACGAGCAGGGGCGGCTCTCCTGGGTCTGCCAGACCCCATCCTGCCTCGCCGTCGGCTCGCCCCACCTCGTCTCCAGCATCACGATCCAGGCGACGTGCGCCCCCTGTGGCGACCCCGGTGAGCACCGCCTGGCCGAACTGTCGAACGGCGAGATGGTCGCCACCTGCCACGGCTGTCACACCGTGACGATCATGTCCCCCCTACCCTGACATCTGTGTCAGGTCGGATGGGTCGAGGCGTGGGGGTCGGGACGCCGAGGGCAGGGACCAGGCGGCGGCGATCCCCACGTCACCGACCACAAGGACAGCCAGGGAATCCGGGATTTTCGGAATGCCCTGACCGAATTTTCCGCGCACCGCATCACCACCCGAAAGGAGCTCAGGCTGTGGTGTCCATCGCCAGAGACCCTGACGAATCGGCCGACGCGTTCCTGCTGCGCTACCTCACCACCGTCACCGAAGAGATGGTCGTGACCCAGCTGCCCACGCTGTCATACGCCTGCTACGAGCATCTTGTCCTGACGCTGGGGCGGCCCTACACGGCCCAGCCGCTGTCACCCCTCGCCACCTACGGCGAGCCGAAGAAGTGCTACGCCAACACCCTCCAGTTGGTCCGTGAACTGCCCACGATCCAGTACGTCGAAGGCTTCGCCTACCACGCCGGAACCGGTATCGCCTACCTCCACGCCTGGGGCGCGGACACCCTCGGCCTGGTCTGGGACCGGACCTGGGAGGACACGGCCGGGTGTGCGTACTACGGGATCCCCTTCCCTCGAGCCGACCTCGAGCGGTTCGACGCCCTCGGTCCTGACTACCTCGGGATCATCGAGAGTCACTACCTGCTCGGCTCACCCCTGATGAAGACCGGCCGACTCTTCCCACCCGGTGCGTGACACCAGCGTGTCACGCCGCCGACCGCGCCCAAGGAGGCTCCCATGTCCCGTCCCAGCCACCCGTCACTCCCCACGTTCGCTCCCGAGATCGTGCTCCTCGACCGCCCCAGTGTGATCCTGAGGATCAGTCTGGCGCTCCGTGCGCGGAGTGGCCGACCCTGGCGCGTCGTCGGCGGCCAGGTCGGCTCAGACTACGGACGCCTCGTCGTGAGCGCCCCAGCTGGCCGACGCACGACCGATGGCACGATGACCGACGAGGATCGTGTCGAGCTTGCCCACCTGCTCGCCATCCCGGAGCCGCTCGACCCGACCGGCTACGTGATCCCCGACAGCTACGACCACTACCGCGCCGCCATCGACCGCGCCGAAGGTCGGCCACCACGCGTCGTCCCCCAGGAGCACCCGTGGGACTGACACCGAGGTGTTGAGACTCTTCATCAAACCCGTTGAACTCCGGTATCCTGGTACGGGGCACCTGGGCGCGAGGAGTACCCACTGCCCCAAGAACGAGCAGGGAGCGCGTGGTGCAGGCGTTGAACGAACGACACGGTGTGACCATGATCGACACAGCTGACCTGTCCGAGCGGGAGCGGGCACTGCTGACGCCGGCGGTGATTGCCCGCTGGACGGACGGGCTGGCCCCCGACGACGAGATCGACCCGACCGAGATCGTCGGCCTGGAGAAGCGGCGCCTCCAGGCGCTCCAGACGCTCCGGAAGGGCGCAGACCTCTCGGACCAGGAGTGGAAGCTGCTGCGCTTCCTCCAGCGCAACGAGGGGCGGACCTGTACCTACTTGCAGATCGCGCGGCACCTCTGGCAGACGCCATCCCACCGCGTCACCGCCCAGAGCCTGATCAGTATCAATGCCAGCCGACAGGGCCTCGGCGGGGTCGTCACCACCATCCACGTCCTGGTTCACGGCATCCGCTACAAGCTCGAGATCGACCCATTACGCCCACAGCACCTGTGCAATATCCGAGGCGTTGGGTATCGCTTTTACTCGCTGCCGCCATCGCTCAACGATGGCGAGAACTACGAGCGGAGGGCCACCGAGTCCGCGGTCCTGCGCGAGCAGCTGTACCAGCAGCTGGGCCTGCTGGAGGGTGACTACGTGGCCGTCGAAGACCGCACCGGCACGCCCTACGAGACCCGTATTCGGCCCGGGCCAGAGCACCCGGATCACCCTGTCGCCATCGACGCCGACGTGATGACCGCTGCGTCCGAGCGACGGCCATGAACGACGACAGGCTGGATCCCGCCCTGCTAGAGCGCCTCAGGTGCTCGACCTGTGGGGACGTGCGTCTGGTCCGTTCCGCCACCGTCGAAGAGGTGGAGCGTCGGGGTATCCCCACGACGTACGACGCCCTCTTCATCGTCCCGGCGCGGTGCCCTACCTGCGACGGGCCGCCATCACTCCATGAGGAGACACCGTGCCCGAGTTGACCATCACCGTCAGCGACGACGACCTGGCCCGCCTCTGTGACGCCGGCGCCCAGCTGGGCACGACCGTTGAGCAGTTGGGCGCGGCGTTCATCCACCGTGGCCTCATGTACCAGCGCGCTGGTCCGCGCCCCAACACCCAGGCCCAGGCCGCTGCCCGTGCGCTGCGCCAGTTGGAGCTCGCACGGGTGCTGCGCGCACGGGGCGAGACGCCCATGACCTGGGCAGAGAAGCAGCGGCTGGCCCAGCACTTCGGCGTCACCGAACGGACGCTCTACCGTGATCTCCTGGAGGTCACACGAGACCTCGGTCTGGTGCCCCCGGACGCCAGACGCACCCGCCCCACCCCGCAGACCCGCACCGCATAACCCACGCAGACGACGGTACTTGACATGATCATGTCAAGTACCGTACACTCTGGTGGACAGGAAAATGGCCGTGCAAGACTTCACCCTTGCACGGCCGATGCGCCACCCGAGAGGAGACCCCGACATGGTCGCTCCAGCAGTCTACCAGACCAAGCTCGCGAAGACGGAGGCCACGATCGCGGCCCGCGCCGTTGAGGTATTCGCACAGTACCGCAGCTGGCGATTCGCCCACCGCAAGGCCGATGGCCACCCGTTCTTCATCATGGACGGCAGTCCGGTCAAGCAGTCGGACGGCACGATGGACCAGCCGGTCTATTACGTCGACCTCCACGACTGCACCTGCCCGTCCCACCGTGATGGGCACATGGCCTGCAAGCACATGCGGGCGGTTCGACTCTGGTTCAACGCCGTGAAGGCGGGTGAGATCACGATCCCTCGCCGGATGACGGCGAGGGATCGTGACGTGATGGAAGCCGCCCACGCCGAGAACGAGGCGATGGATGTGGCCGAGTCGGCCGACGCCCTGCTCGACGCCTACCACCGCGAGCAAGCACGGCGCCGTGCAGCGGCGTACGCCGAGCCCGAGCAGGACTGGTGGCAGACCGCCGACGGCGGCATCGTCTGGCTCCAGCCCGGCGACAGCTACGGCCCGGACACCGAGGGTCTCTCCGAGGTCGGTCAGCCGGCGCCGGCGGCGCCCACGGTACCGACGTCGGTACGCATGGCTGGCCTCAGTGAGGTCTGGCCCGCCTGTCAGGCTGCTGGATGCACCGACGACACGGAACCCCATGAGCGCTTCTGTCGACGCCACGTCCTTGTCGACGCATTCTGAGAATCCAAGGAGAGCCCGTGACCACCATCGCCGGATGTGACCATCACGATCAGACCGGGCTGGTCCCGGACAACCGCAGCCGAGCCCGTATGCTCGACCAGTTCGCGGCGGCCAGCGCCTTCGGGCGGGCCTTCTTTCAGATGGTGCTGGGCGCCGACCTGGACCTCTCCGTCGTGACGCCCACGGGCGTCCTGCGTCCACAGCCGACGATCACCATCGAGACCGAGAAGTTCCTGACCGCCTGGACCGCCTACATGGCGTGGCGCGAGCAGGAGCCGAGAGGCGACGATCTGCTGCCACCCTTTACCCGTGGCAGCGAGATCCGGGTTCCTCCCGACGAGATCGCGGACCCCCCTGAAGGAAGCGACTGAGAAGGGCGTCTCAGGCGCTGGTGTGGGGTCAACTGACCTCAAGGGTAGCGAGGGACTCAGGGAGCGTGAAACGGCGGGGGAGCGCGCATGATGTAGACGATCGTCCCGGCCACCTTGACCTGGTCGGGGCGTAGCGTGCTCCCATCCGATAAGCCGTAACTGTGGTGTCCGCCACGGATGAACCGCCAGGCCGTCAACGTCGCCGCGCCGTGGAGGAGCAGGACCAACTGCTCGCTCGTGGCGCGCGCGTCGGGGTCGAACAGGACTTGATCGCCGGGGAGGACGTGCGGCGTCATCCCGCCACCGTCGACGGTGGCCACGTAGACGCGAGCGCGTCCATCAAGCTGGGAGGCCGCGACGGTCAGGGTCCGTCCGGTCGGCACCAGCACGCCATCCGGGCCGAGCGTGACCTCCGGCGCGAGTGTCACACCTTCGATACCTAGCAGCGCCGTATCCCGCAGGCCCGGCATCCGGGTCTGCTTCTGGACACTGCCGATCAGGGTTGATTCCGGCACCTCCAGGGCCGTGCAGATGTCGCGAATGGTCGAGATACGTGGGGACTGGATCCGACCCCGCGTCAGGAGTGAGAGCTGGGAGACCGACACACCGGAGCGTGCCGACAGCCGGTGCAGTGATACCCCCCTTCTGCGCAGGAGCGTCCGCAGGCGCTGACCTATCGTCGTCTCGTCGTTCGGGGTGTGCGCGAGTGCCTGCACGAGTGTTGAACCTCCTCATCAGCCAGTGTACAAGAGCCGGCGTTGAAATGCATGCTGGGTCTTGTGGTCTGGCTGTTGACTTCCGTCAACGAGGCGTGTACCGTTCCAGAGCACTGCCCTGACATGACCGCCTGGGAGGCCCCACCGATGGCGCTGGACCCTGGCACCTTTCGACGCCGTGAGCGCACCATCGCCGATCCCGTTCCTGAGCTGACCCTGGTCGAGCAGCTGGAGGCCCAGTCGAAGGCTGAGTCGATCAGCGCCCGTGCGCTGATGCGGGCGATTGGCGTCGACCAGGGGCACTGGTCGAAGGTCCGACGGGGCCAGGAGCGGTTCGGCGTCCAGAGTTGCACCAAGATCGTCGCCGCCTACCCGGCGATGCGGGCCGCTGCTGCCCGCTACCTGACCGCAAGCTACGGCCGGCCCTGTCTGAGCTTGCTCGAAGACGCCAGCCACCTCGTCCAGGCTGGGAGGGACGCCGACCGTCGTCGCACCGCCCACCGCTAACCCCCAGCACACCAACAGCCCGGCCTGGTGGCCGGGCTGTTGGTTGAGGAGATCCGAGCGTGGTGCCGCCGCGCTCCCTGTCATCGTACCGCACCCGTCGTAGTCCGGGAAGTTGAGGAGGTCGTGATGCAGAGCCAGCGCAACGGTGCCCAGAGGCCAGTCTCGCTCGACACCTTCAAGCTGATGCGCGGCGAACAGCTGCACCACCGCGAGCGCCAGGACGCCCACGACGACGGGGTGATGCAGGGGTTCTTCCTCGGCCTGTGTGCAGCGGTGCTCGGCTGGTTCGTGATCTCGGGCCATCTGGTGCGCCTGCTCTACGCCCTCGTCAGATCCATGCTGGCGCTGGACGGTGGAGCGTGAGTGCGCCTGCCCATCGACCGGAGAAAACAAGCCCGGCGACCCGGCCGAAACTGGAGCATTTCGGTGCGATCATCAACGAGTTCATCTCGATCTGGAAAACGCCGGGCAAGATGATCTCAGCGCCATGGGCACACCCGCGCGTTCTCCACTTCGACTTGCACGCGGCCACCGGTCATGGCGTTGAGGGGCGGGACGGCAGTGCGTTGATCGCACTCCGCAACATGCTCGCCCGAGATCTCTCTTTCGAGTCGTTTCTCTTCGAGCAGAAGCGGTACAAGTGCGACGCGCTCCGAGAGAACATCGTGGCGATGCTTCAAGAGCATCGCGAGGCGGTGGTGGAGGGTCCGTTTCGCTCGTATCTCGGCCACACCGCGAGACGCACACCCTGTATCGAAGTGTGCCCGGTCTGTCACCCGTCGGATCTCGCTGCCTGGATCGACGACCACGCCCACATCATCATCGGCGACCACAATGAGACCATCGATGGTGTCCTGGCCGATCTCCGTGGACGACTGAGGAAGCGCGCCTACGGCCTGGTCGTGGCCGACCCGTACGGGATCAGTGATCTCGGTCAGGAGCCGCTCATCAAACTATCGCGGGAGCCACTTCTCCAGCGCGTCGATCAACTCGTCAACGTGGCGACGACAGCCGCGAAGCGCGGCGGCTACCAGCCGGCCTACGACCTCCTCGCGCCCATCCAGAAGACACGCCGCCTCGTGCGCGAGACGTTGCCAGGCGGCGTCGATCACGGCTGGAACTGGACGATGTTTCTGTTCTCAAACTGGCGTGCCGTGCCGGCGTTCATCCGCCTCGGATTCCACGACACGCAATCACCGGAGGGGAAGCAGCTGCTGGACCGCTTCGGCCTCACCGAGCGCCAGCGCAGAGGTGTGACCTCAGCCCCTTTCGCGATGACGCGGGGTACCGGAGCTACGCCGAGTACCTCGCCCACCCCCGGTTTCGGGCCGTGCGAGCCGATGTCTTCGCCCGCTGCGGCGGCCTCTGTGAACGGTTCGACCGCACCCGAGCCTCAGAGGTCCATCACGTGAGATACCCGCCGTGGGGCACATTCGACACCGAAGAGAACCTGCTTGCAGTCTGCCGCCGTTGCCACTGCGAGATCCATGGGAAGGACGCATGACGGTACAGCTCGCGGTGCTCAACAGCCAGGTCATGACGGTCGAGGATCAACTTGCTGAGAGCGAGGCGATCATGGAGCGGGGGCTCTCGAGTTTCCTTGAAGTCGGCCGTGAGTTGATGAAGATCAGGGCTCACGAACTCTACAAGACGAGCGGCTACCGGAGTTTCTCCGACTACCTGATGGCCCGCTGGCCCGACTTAGGGCGGGCCTACGCTGATCGTGTCATTGCTGCAACAAGGGTCGTAGACAACCTCGCGCCAATTGGCGGCACATTACCCGTAAGCGAGTCGCAAGTCCGACCACTGACGGTTCTTGAAGCACCTGAGCAGCTTGAAGCGTGGCAGCGTGTTTTGGAGAAGACCGGCAAGAAACCCGTCACCGCCAAGCTGGTCGAGCAGACGGTCGAGGAGTTGAAAGCCGAGATCGCCGCCCGCATCGAACCCGAAGAGGACGAAGCGGAAGAAGAGACACCGGACCTCGATCACCCGCCGATCTACCACGACGATGAAGAGGACGATGAAGAGGACGAGGAGGGTGTCCCTGAGCCTGATGCCCCGGACGCCGAGCCCGAACCCGAAGAGACGCCGTTGCTGGTCCTCCAGGTTGTTGCCGAGCAGGCTCCAACTATTCGTCCCTACTACGACCTTCCCGCCTGGGAGGCGCTCTCGGCCGATGAGCAGCAGTGGGTGATTGCACACGCCGCCGACAAGAGCGGCGCAGGATTCAATCGGACGAACGATAACGTCGAGTGGGCGCTCTGGACCTGGAATCCCGTCACCGGCTGCAATCATGGGTGCGACTACTGCTACGCCCGCGACATCGCCAATCGCTTCTATGAGGATCTGCCGGAGGGTGAGCGATTCGCGCCGGTCTTCCGCCCGAATCGACTCCACGCGCCCCGTCGGATGAAGGTGCCGGCCGCCGCCGCGCGGAATGTCGGCGAGAAGAACGTCTTTACGGGGTCGATGACCGACCTCTTCGGCAAGTGGGTGCCGCAGGACTGGATCGACGCCGTCTTTCATGAGGTCGTCCGTGCCGAGGAGTGGAACTTCCTCTTCCTGACGAAGTTCCCGCAGCGCCTTGCCGAACAGCAGTGGCCCGAGAACGCCTGGGTGGGCACGACCGTCGACCGTCAGGCGCGGGTCGCCACCGCCGAGCGGGCGTTCCGAGGTGTCACAGCCGGCATCAAGTGGCTCTCGGTCGAGCCGATGCTCGAGCGGCTGACCTTCTCGTCGCTGGAGATGTTCGACTGGGTCGTGATCGGCGGCGCCTCCGAGAGCAGCCAGACGCCGGCGTCGCAGCCACCGACGGAATGGGTCGAGCACCTCGTCCGTCAGGCCCGCGCCGCCGGCTGCCAGGTCTATTTCAAGACCAACCTCGGCTATCGGCCTCGCGAGTACCCACAGGGAGTGACACGATGAACAGCACGGCGCAGCTTCCCGAGATCGTTGGCATATTCTGGGCGTGTCGTGGCTGCGGCGACGCAGTCTATCCGCAACGCTGCGAGCACGGAGACAGCGTGCCACTCAACCGGGATGGGACCTGTCACTGGGAGACGTGCCCGGCAGCCGGCCCGGATGGACCACCGGGGAGCGTGCTGCTCGTGCGACGCTCCGATGGCACATTCCGTCCGTACGCAGCACTCTCGCAGGAGCGGACTCCATCGTGACGGCGGTCCTGCTCGCGGCGTGGATCGCCCTGGCCTCAGCCGCCGGCTCCCCGGAGCCGGCGCCGGCCTGGTGCAGCGAGATGAACGTCACGGGGTACGTCCGCTCGGAATATGGGCCGCTGACCTACGACGAAACCCCGATCTGGGTCGAGGGTATCGCCGCCGCCAGCTGGAACATCCCGCTGGGGTGGTATGTCGAGGTTGAAGGGGTAGGCATGTTCCGCGTGGCCGACCGCGGCATGCTCGGCAATTCGGGCTGGGTCGATATCGCCGTCTGGAGCCGCCAGGAAGCCTATGCCTTGACAGGGCGGAAGAACGTCTGTGTGTTCTCGCCCGACCAGCTGGGGACGCAGGCACCATGAAGCCGGCGGCCGGCTGCCCATCCCCGTGGCGCCGGCCGCCGGTCCTCTCGGCCCATCGCTGGTCAGGCCGCGACGCGCTCCGAATGTCGCCACTCGCGCAGCGCACGGCGCAGCAAGTGAACGATGAGGCTGTTGACACTCCGATCGTCTTCAGCCGCCCATTCGGTCAGTTCAGCCAGCACGTCAGCCGGCAAGCGCAGCAGCTTGTTCGCCATTTCAGCCATGTATCTAGTGTAGACCACCTTGCCATCTCCTTGCACGGGTGTGATATCATGACTGTACCACATTCGTATGGAGTCTGAATCATGATCACCGAAGAGCGCGCCAACGAGATCCTCGACGACACTGAGGACGAGGACGAGACCCTGGTGGTCACGCCACTCTCGACCTACGAGAAGCTGGCGCTGCCGTTCGACCTGGCCGACCACGCCCGCGTCAACAAGGGGGGCATGGATCAGACGTTCGCGCCGTGGACGGTGTACGTCGAGCGGCTGAACAGCGTCCTCGGCGTCGAGAACTGGTCGTACCGGATCCCACGCGAGGGGTTCACCGAGACCGAGTGCTGGGTGCTCGCGGAGATCACCGCCTTCATCGACGGCGCCGAGATCGTGCGCCAGCAGTACGGCTCGGAGCCGATCGTCAAGGGTCGGGACGCCAAGCCGACCACCGACCTGTTGAAGTCAACGGCGTCGGACGCGCTCAAGAAAGCCGCGTCTCTGCTCGGCGTCGGCCTCTACCTCTCGATCAAGGAGGAGCGCCTCGCCATCGAGCAGGCGATGCGTGAGGCGGTCATGGAGGCTGCCGGGCAGATGCGCGGCGCTGGAGGCCCCCAGAGGGCGCCACAGGGTCAGGATCGGCCTGCCCCCGCCCCGACCCCGATGCGGCCACCACAGGCCGCTCAGCCGGCGCCGGCGCCGCTCGCAACTGGCGAGCGCGCCAGCCTGGAGAACAAGTACGAGGCGCTTCGCGAACAGGCTCGCCACACGGGCTTCCAGGCATCCTGGGCCACCGGTGGTCCCGAGCAGTTCAACGACATCCAACTGCCCAAGTACATCAACCTGCTGGAGCAGCACGTCGCTCGTCAGCGAGTGTCCGCGTGACAGCCGCTGAGAGCCCTGGACGCACTGAAGGCGCCCCTGCGAGGACGCCCTCAGCCGCGCAGTCTTCGACGCCTCACCGAGCGCAGAAGAAACCCGTCACGGTCATTCTACCAGGTGAGACGTCCCACGTCGACCAGTGGGAGGTCGCGATGTCCGATCAATGCGCGCTCTGGCAGCAGGGGGGCAACTGATGTTGGCGCACGAGTACCAGACGGTTCTGCCCCGCCCGTCGGATCGGTTCTCTGCGATGGGGCACCCACTGACCGCTGACACCGACGTCTCCGATGCCGAATTCCGCTTGATCGCCGCGATCAAGCGCTACGACTGGCGCGATGGCGTCTGCCGTGCCTCGCAGGCCGTGCTCGGCGTGGACTGCGGCAAGGACGAGCGGACCGTGCGCCGGCTCGTCCTCGAACTCAAACGGAAGGATCTCCTGGTCGAAGAGAACGACCCTCGCCGCCCCGGGCGGTCCCGCGTCTATCGCCTCATCGGCGCAGCAACGACACACCCGCAAACTGGCCAACTTTGGCCAGTTTATGATCGAGACGCAGGCACCCAAACCGGCCAGAAACGGCCAGTTAAAGCGGACGATCCTGGCCAGTTAAAGCGGCCAAATCCGGCCGGGTTAAAGAAGACTCCGGAAGACCGGTTAACACCGGATACGGCTGCTACGCAGCCGGGCGCCGTCGATGACCCCATCGTGGTGTGTGCTCCACCGACGCAGGCGCCTCAACCAGCGCCGGCGCCGAAGCCGCTCCTGCCAGTCCCAAAGCCACGCGCCAGACCCGATCCGGTGACGAATCGTCTGGCCTGCGTCATCGACCGTATCCGCGCAGCTGGCCTCAATGTCGCTGTCAGCGGCCGTGACGGCGCGGCGCTGAAGGACTGCACGGCCGCGCCCGAGGAGATCGCCAACTGCTACATCGCCATCGCCCGGGGAGAGTACGGCGACGCCTACATGCGGCGCCGGCTGGCGATCCACTACGTCGCCACGGACGCCGTCAACGGCTGGCTGGTGCGTGATCAGGCCCCCACCACACCCACCAGCCCCAGGCCGATACCCGGCCGCGACGTGAACGCCGCCAGGACCGGCTACAGCGGAAGTCGAAACGGGCCGATTGATCCAACCATCGCTGAGATCTTCGAACGGACCATGGAGACGTGACGATGGCAGTGGAACTGACCCTCGTCAGCCAGTCCTTCGCGGAGGTTATCGCCCAGGCACGCTTGACCCCGGAGCAACTGGCTGAGGTCAAAGCTGCTGCGGCCAACGCCATCGACCCATCCGACCTGTTCGCCGCCGGCCCTACCTCCCACAGCGAGGGTCGCGTCTTCCGCTGCGAGCAGGCCCTCGCAGAGTATGCGGCTCTCGGCAAGAAGCCACCGAAGGCAACCCTGGTCGAGCACCGGGACTGGCAACGACGCCTTGCTGTCGCCCGTCGGCGCGATCAACTCCACGCCGAGCGGCAAGCCGTGTTCCCTGGCTGTCTCTGTCTGGGGTTCGGCGGGCGCTATCCGCAGGGCGGACTGACCGTCCAGACCGCCGATGGACGCACCGTCAGTGACCCAACCTGGGCCGGCTTCCGCGACCCCTGCCCCTGTCCACTCGGGGTCGAACACGAGGCTCGCACACGGGCACGAGCCACCGAGCTACGAGCCGAAGACCAGCAACGGCGCGTCAAGAAACTGGGCTTCGACCTGAAGCTGCCGGAGGGGCTGGGTGACACGCGCACCTTCGAGACCCATCCGGACCAGGAGAAGATGGACTGGATCAGGCACTGGTATGACGGCCACGGCAAACGTGGTCTGCTGCTCCATGGCCTGAACCAGCGCGGGAAAACCACCACCGCCTACCTCCTGGCGCTCCAGGCGATTCACGACGGCGTGGGCGTCGTCGGGCTGACCACGGTCGATCTGATGGAGATGCTGACCGACACCTACGACCACGATCACCGCCTGAAGGGCGACCCCGATCAGCCACCCCAGTACACCCACCAGACCCTCATCAAGTCGCTCCAGGTTATCCCGTTCCTGCTGCTCGATGATCTCGGTGTCGAGCCGTGGTCCGACCACACCGAACGGTCGCTGTACCAGATCCTGAACGTCAGGGATCTTCCCGGTTTATGGACGGTGATCACGACGAACCTCACCGGGCGGGAAGTCCTGAATCGCTACGGCAATCGTCTGGCGTCGCGCATCGGCGCCCTATGCGAGAACACGCGCTTCGGCGGGGCGGTCGTTGGACCGCTGGCCGATGCCCCGATGCGCATGGACCCACAAGAGCCACCGTTCTGACTGGAGATCGCATGACGACATCGCTGGCCCCGTACACCACCCCACCCACCGGCCTCGCCGCCGCCGACCAGCTGGGCCTGAGTGGCCGGCTGGTCGGTGACCACTACACCCTGCCGGCCGACACCCCGGTCGAGGCCTGGCTGCTGGATGGCGAGGTCCTCCAGTCCATCGAGAAGCGGGTCGGGTTCTGGATCGGGGACTGGCTCAGGGCCGGCGAGGACCGCTACGGCAACGCCCGCTACACCCAGGCGCTGCAAGCCACCGGCCATGCGTTCCAGACCCTGAAGAACGCCAAGAGCGTGGCCGGCAAGTTTCCCGTCGAGGACAGGGTTCACGAGGGCCTCGCGTTCGGCCACTACTCGGCCGCGTCGGGTCTGCCACAGGCCGATGCCCATGAGCTTCTCGAAGAAGCGGCCGAGCTGAAGCTCTCGACCAAAGATCTCCGAGACCGCGTCCGGCACCGCCAGGATCAGATCAGAGCGGCTGAGCATGCCCAGAAGCCGGTCCCGAGGACGGAGATCGGCGGCTGCGACCTCTGGGTCGGGGACGCCTTGAGTCTGACGCTGGACGATGGGGTGGTGGATCTCATCGTCACCAGCCCTCCCTACGCCCTGAAGAAGGCGTACGACGGCGCCGGCGACCTCCAGCCGCACTCCTGGTTCGATTTCATCACCGCAAGCTGCGCCGAGGCCTACCGCGTGACGAAACCGGGTGGCCGCTTTGCCTTGAACATCCCACTCGACACGACCATCGGCGGGTGCCGGCCGACCTACGCCGAGGCGGTCGCCGCTGGCCTCGCTTCTGGTTGGAAGTACCGCTCCTCCATCGTCTGGATCGATGGGCACCTCGGCAAGTCGACGGCCCGTGGCTCGTTCGACCAGGAGCACCAGGCCGGTACCGCAGCCTCCCCGTCGATCATCGCGCCGTCTGAGATGATCATCCTGTTCTCCAAGGGGGCCTGGTGGCGCGAGACGCCGCCGGACCGACCCTCGTACATCGACAAGGACGACTGGATCTCGTGGACCAACGGCTGCTGGTACTTCTGGGGTGAGAAGACCCCATGGGAAGAGCACCCGGCCCCGTTCCCCGAAGAGCTTCCCACCCGCCTGATCCATCTGCTCTCGTTCCCCGGCGACCTCGTTCTCGATCCATTCCTGGGAAGTGGAACGACGGCAGTCGCCGCCATGAAAGCCGGCCGACGGATCGTCGGGACCGACATCAGCCAGACCTACATCAACAGCAGCCTGCGCCGCGTCGCCACTCTCCTGGAGACCCACCCTGGCCTGGACACCATGACCGATATGTCATGAGGAGATCGACGAGGCCCGAGTGACAGGTTGGGTCGGTCAGGGGTACCGACGACGGTACGCGGCGCATCACAAGCAGCGCCAGGGGTCCGGGAATTTTCAGCCCGGCCCCGGTGAAATTTCAGATTCGGAGGACCACCATGGCTCGACTCGACAGGCAGTTTGCGGAGTATCGCCGCCAGGCCCTCGCGTTCCCCGTCACGCGCGCAAACCAGCCGATCCTCCCGAAGATCGAGTTGCCCGGGTTCATCGCACTCGCATTGTCGGTAAATCTCTGAACGGACGCAATGTCAGGCCAACCGGTCTGGCTGGCGAGCGTGTCTCGCCGTTCACCCCTCCACCCCAGCAAGGCGATCTCGACCCAGCTCTGGCCGAAGCAGGCCCGCGATGAGGCCGAAGGACATCTCCTGCGGCTCCTGGGTCCAGCCGGCAACCCCGAGCGCGAACGGCTGTTCCGCATGCAAGTGACGATGTGCCTGCACCGAGCGTTGACCGACGAGGAGGTCGACCGGGCCGGTCCCGCCCTGCGGACCGACCTCCCGACCGATCTGGCTGGCGGTCCTGTCGAGATCCTCCGCGAGACCGAGGAGGGGCTTCTGACGACGAAGCCCTGCCACAGTCCGAGCCGGGTCAGCCTCGACCCCAGAGACCCGCTGCTCTGGATCCCCTTCGACTGTGCAACCTGTCCACCCTGCCTTGCGCGCAAGGCCTTGCAGGAGGAGCGTGACCAGCTGAGCGGGGCTTGCCCCGTCTACCTGGAGGACACCATGCGCGAGCGAGGGCTGCTACACACCTAGGAGGCGCCGTGGCTCGTCGGACACCACCACCAGCACCAGACCCGATCAGCGTCGGTGACGTGGTCGAGTATGCCGGCCACCAGTGGGAGGTCCTGGTCCGCACGGTCTCCGACGAGACAACCGCGCCGCCGACGGTCCAGCTCAGGCTCACCCGCCGTGAGGAGCAGAAGGCATCCACCCCGTACGGGAAACCGCAGCGCTACAAGACCGTGCCGGTCTACTGCCTCGCCGACGCCAGGCGGTGCCGGCTGGTCGCCCACCAGGAGGGGTTGTTCTGATGCCCAGGAAGGCCCACGCCCAAGGCCTGACCATACTGGCGACCAGGCGTGACACCCCGCGCCCCGCCTCGGTGCCCTGGTGGCTCGTGGTGGGCCTGTGCGCGCACGGGACGAGCCGGCAGAACGTCGCGGCGGCGTCGCCGGCGGCGATCCGCGCCCGCCTGGATGGGCTGACGGGCTGCCATCGTGTGCAGATGTCACCGCCGGCCGGGCTCTCGTCGCCCTGCCGCTGCTCGCTCGTGCGCCTGCTCGCCGACGAGGGGGAAGGAGCGAAGGATGCCTGAGCCCCGCTGCTGGCAGCTGATCTGGGACGGCCCGCCGCCACCGAACATGAACGGCTCGGACAGTCCGTTCCGCCGACGAGCCGCCCGCCGTCTCTGGCGCGCCAACGCGGCAGTGTTGGCCATCGCCGCCGGTCTGCCCCGGCGCGAGATCGTGCGCTATCTGGTCTCGGGGGTGATCAGCCGCCGCGCCCTGCTGGTGGCCGATCAGGACGGCGACGTGAGTAGGTTCAAGAGCGTCATCGACGGACTGGTCGATGGCGACTACCTGCCCGGTGATAGCAGGCGGTACGTCGAGTGGGGACCGATCACCGAGCGTCGAGGTCCGGCCGGGTTCGTGCTGACGATCGAGGAGTTACCAGCCGATGACGCCGCCACGGTGCGTGCTCAGGCCCACTACACCCGCAACGACAGCCTGGATCTCATGTCGGCCGTCCGACGCGCGCACCGGAGAGCCCGTACGGCACCGCCGACACCACGACGGGTGCAGGTCCCTGGCGGTCCAGCTCGACGCGCCCTCAGGGTGACGCGCGTCATCGATCCTGGGCGTGGGAGGTAGTCCGTGGACCGCAGGGAGATCCGGGCGCAGCTGAAGCTGCTGACGCTGATCAGCCAGTGCAGGACGCTGCTCCAGGCGACCCTGATCCTCAACGTCGGCGTCCTGGTGTTCGCGCTCTGGACCGGCGACCTCTGGGCGCTGGTCGGCACCGGCGTCGTCAATCTGGCGATCCAGCACGCGGACGGACTGGCACTCCGCACCCACCAGCGCGTGCTCCGTGAGACCGGCGCCATGCTCGCAGCCTGGAGTGGCCGATGACCTTACTCTCCGACGGGACCCTGCTCTCGCGCCTGCGCGGCGACCCCTCCTGGGAGCCGTGGCAACGGATCCGTATCGAGCCGTTCGAGGACAGCATGCTCCAGCCGTCCAGTGTCGATGTCCACCTCGGAGCGCGACTTCAGGTCTACACCGGTGCCGTCACCGACACGCGACGTGACAACAGCCCCTGGTGGGAGACGCTCCAGCTCTCCCACCGGATGGACGAGGTGACCGCCTGGGTCCTCCAGCCCCAGCGCTTCTACCTGGCCGTGCTGGAGCAGTACATCCGGGTGCCGGAGGACTGCTGCGGTCAGGTCAACGGCATCTCCTCCCGCGCGCGTGATGGTGTGACGATCCACCAGCAGGCCGGGTTGCTTGACCCTGGTTGGGAGGGGTGGGCGACGCTAGAGATGACGGTCGAGAACCCGAACACCGTGCTCTACCCACACCAGCGGATCGGTCAGGTGACATTCCAGCTGCTCGACCAGCGCTGCATGACTCCGTATTCTGGGCGGTACCAGGGAGACCGGACCCCCCAGCCGGCCCGCGTGCTGTCAGGAAAGGAACGACAGTCATGATTGGGTTCACCGATGCCCTGTTCTACCTCGTCGCCGGCGCGGCTGTCGGCTACCTGCTCTGCGATCTGCTCCGCTACCGGCGGCGACGCCGCGAGCGCCTCGAGCTGGACCGGGTGATCCACCGCGTCGTGGCGCTCCCTCACGACATCCAGACCGTCGACCCGCCGCCCATCACCACACCGACGGACACCGAGCCGCGGAATCGGATCTGTCGCCCCACCGCTGGAGCCGACGATGGTCGACGTTGACGGCATCGAGATCCACCCCAGTGCCATCGATGGACGGACCCCCGACTACCAGGAGTTCTTGCGCACCTGGGGATCCCACTGCGGCGCGCCGAAGAGCGTCTTCCAGGGTCACCTCAACGCCCTGATCCACGCCGAGCAGGCCGAGATGGGCCGGTACGTGATCACGCAAACCCAGGCGATGGTCGACCGCGCGGCGCCACGCCACCGCGCACTCGCTCGATTGCTCACCGACATCAGCGACCACCTGGAGGGTCACGACTGTTACGTCGAGCACTGCCTCCAGACCATGGCACCGGACGCCACGATCTGTCCGGCCCGCGCCAGGCTGGTCGACCGCAGCCGCCGCGCCATCACCGTGCTCGGGCTCGGGGGCGAGGCTGCGTGATGGCCGCCAACCCGCTCGACATCTCCCGTGACGCCCCACGCGACCTGGTCCGCCTGCCGGCCGAGATCAGCGCCCTGCCATCGGCCTTCGGGGCGCTGATGAAGACGTACCGCGTCCGCTGCGGCCTTTCCCAGAACAAGCTGGCGCGATCCGCCGGCTGCGATCCCGCCTATGTCAACCGCCTCGAGCGCGCCCCGTCCACCACCACCTCACTCCCGAGTCGGCGGTTCGTGCTGGCCTTCTGGGAGGTCTTCATGGAGGCGACCACACACACCACCCGCCCGATCACCACCGATGACCGCGAGCGCCTGTTGGTTGCCGCCGGCCTCTGTCCTGAGACCATCCTGGCAGCCGGCGGCTGGGACGCCTTCGTCGGACGGATTCGCCGTCAGGTCGTCATCGGCTTCGTGTCTACCATCGAGCAGCTTGACGAAAGCTTGAGTCCCGCCGACCTCTAGGAGTCGGGTTGGCAAGGAGGTGATGACTCCGCCAGCTAAAGCAGGCGGCTTCTTGCGAAGCGTTCTGCATCAACAGCGGCTTCCGTATCTACGCACGGACCAGTGTCCCACGTTAGCGATACGAGGCTCCATCCAAGCCCTGTGCCAGTGTGACTGGCGGCATGCACCTGCATACGACCACTCAATCAGTTTTACCCAGGCTGAGAGTTCGAGCCTGGAACCCACCGAACTGATTCTCTTGTCAAGGTGCGGGCTCCTGCCTGTCGACAGGACACCGCTAGCGATTGAAGCTGAGCGGCAAGAAGAACCATACGACCTGACGGTTGAGAACGTGTATCTGAGCGGGCTGCGGCCCTGCCCCATTCCGCTGCCAGCTAAAGCAGGCAGTCCCCTGGAGCATTTCTGATGGGCATGGCGAACGAGCCACCGCGGTACCTGATCTGGATCGGTGACAACGCCTGGGTCGATCCCTTCGAGGTGATCGCGGTCGACGCCTACCTCGAGGAGGGCGACCCGTCATGGGCCAGGTGCCGGGTGCTGTTGCGGTCTGGCCACATCCGCTTTGGACTGCGGTCTCCAGAGCGCGTCGTCGCCGCCGTCCGCCACCCGGAGCGCGAGAGCGAAGTCGCGGAGGCACGAGAGATCCACCCCGATCCGGAGACGCTCTCCTCGGAGCGGCATCGCGGCCAGGTCCACGACGTCTCGGCTCCCGAGCCGCTCCGTCCCAGATCCACCGAGGGGTAAGAACGACGATGCCTGCGACCGACGACATGCAGCTGCGGCTCCGGATCGAGAACGTCAGCACCTACCAGACCGCCATCGATGCCAAGGCCCAGATCCATGTCCGCCTGGACAGCGTGATCATGGGTCCGGTCGACACCCTGGTCGGCCTCCTGGCCGCCCGCCGTGACGGGTATCCCATCGTGACCGTGACCGTGGTCGAGATCGCTCCAGAGATCGACGATGCCTGACATGAAGCACTCCGGACTGGTGATCCCCGCCAGCGTCAAGCAGGAGACCGGTAGTGCCCTCTGGCAGGCCTCCTGCTCGTGCGGCTGGTCCCACGAGCGCACCAACAGCCAGCGGAACAACGCGACGCGTGCCCTCTCGCGGCACCTTCGGGCAGTTCGGAGCGACTCACCAGGGACCGATCAGCCAGCGCCACCAGGACTGCGTCGAGGGCGTTGGTGCGGGCTCTGACGCCTGGCGGGTCTCCAGCGCCAGCAGCGCGGCCTCCGCGACCAGGCGGCGATTCTCCGCGTACCGCACCGCCGCCTCCAGCTCGACACGCGTCGTGGTAGCCTCGGCCGTGACGCGTGCCGTCTCGCGTCGTGACGCGTCAAGATCGGTCTCGCTACGCTCGAGCTTCGCCCGCAACGCACCGATCATCTCGCTCCTCTCGACGAGCTGGGCGACCAGCTGCGGCACCACGCCTCCCGACACCTCCACGGACACGTCAGACGCGTGCTGATCGGTCTCTGACGTGTGGTGGTCCACCGGTGGCGGCGTCACTGACGCCTGCTGATCGCTGTCTGACGGCTGCCAATCTGGCGGCGACGTGTCAGGTTCTGTCAGGTTGTGTTGGGGTAGGGGTAGGTTAAGGGGAGGTTTGGGGTCTTCTGTCGAGGCCCCTTCGAGGGCAGCCGGCAGCTTGACCTGGAAGTAGCTGCCCTGAGGACGCTTCAACTGCTCGGCGATGACGGGTACCGTGGACCCGTCATGAAGCGTCCAGGATGGCGCTCCAGCGCTGATCCGACGCCTGACCGTCGGCGTCGAGATTCCCAGCATCCTGGCGGCGTCCTCGACAGAATACCACTGCCATCCGTCGTCGGTGACGTGTGCGTTGATCGGTCCCACCTCGGTCGGCGGCACGCGTCTGACGGATGGCCGACGCGTGGCATGATCGCACATGACGGGTGGCGTGACGCGTACTCGGCGCTCGCACCGTGACCCATCGTGATGGAATCGTGATGGAGGCGGGCACCGACGTGCGTACCGTCGTCGGTACGTCACTCGTGTGACTCGACAGAACACCCCGACTGTTTACAGGTGACAGCGCGACGCGCTGAGGCGTACCATCGGAGATGTTGCTGAGCGGTGTCACCACCGCTCAGCACCGTGCGGGGTCGAGGGTCAGGTAAGGGCGTACCCGATCCCCGGCCTCGCGCCTTGCTAAGAGCAGTCCCCCCTGCTCTCGGCGTGCTCACGACGAAGGCCGCGCCTATGGGGATACGCGCGGCCCACCTTGCGTCGTCACTGCACACTCAACACTAAACCGGTTCTCCACCCGCTGACAAGGGAGAAACAGTCTATTTCATGAAAGTTCCAGGCTGTTCGTGTCACAACCGCGCCGACAGGAAAAGAGGGGAGGCTCCATCCTGCCAGCACGGTCGCCCCGTGGGGTGCGGGCATCATCCCAGGAGGTCAGGGGGTGGCAACGTGTCCTCGCCGTCGATCTCCTGTCGGACGAGGCTGACCATGACGACGCCACACGCGAGCAGCAGGAGCACCAGCAGTCCCATGGTCCACACGGTCGCCTCCTCTCAAGCCACGGGTGCGTACCGCTCGAGGCGGCCGACGGTGAGCAAATAGGTGTAGCTCACGCCGTTCTGACCGGTGGCCTGCTCGATGTCGTGAGGCGAGGGGGCGCCCAGCGGTAGCCAGGTCGAGCAGCGCACTGCCGGCAGCGTATTGTCCACCGCCATGGCGTCAAGAATTCCGGAGCCAATCTGTCCCCGCCACGGTCCATACGGATCGGTCGGATCCGGTGGCGAGATCGGCATCTCGGCCTCGGCGGCGGTATGGACCAGCCGCACGAGTGAGAAGCTCCCCAGGTACTCGAACTGCTCACGGTTCATGACCTGGCCAACCCCTTTCCACCCAAAAGCTGGGTTGGCGAGGAGCAGCTTGCCGTCAGCGGTCCCACGACAACCAGACCAGTGTCCCCAGGCCCTGCCGCCAATCAGCAGCGGGTGCTTCCGCGTCCTGGCTTCGGCTACGACGTCGTCGAACTCGACGTGGGCGTCCCACTCGCCGTGGTAACCGTTCTCGCCGTAGTGGCGCGTTGCCCAGGCAGCGAGGTTCTCGCCAGTCGCCAGCAAGAGGCCCTCGTCCATACTGACGACACCCTCTGACAGCATGCTGTTCTCCAGCCACTGCTCGGTCGGTAGCCTGCCGTACGAAAAAAGTCCCCACCTCATACTCGTGCAAGAACACGACCAATTGTCGTTTTGACTAATGGCAGGGTAGGTCCAGTCGAAGGTTGGCAGCGGTATCTCGGCGGGTGGTGACACGGCGACTCCTCCTGGTGGACCGAGGTCGCGGCAGATGCCGGCGATCCGTGCTGCACCTTCTGGATCGCGCCCGCCGTAGACCAGCTGTCTGACCCAGCCCCAGTCCTGCTCCTCGCAGGCATTGATCAGGGAGTACCCCTGCGGGTAGCTGACACTGGGCAAGGCACGGGTGTCTCTGAACCAGAGCGCGATGATCGCCGCCGCCACGTCCGGATCGAGCGCCCCATCCGGGTTGCTGACGAGGTCGATACTCCCAGGAGCGGCACCCCACAGCGACTCGACTTTCTGGCCATACGTCCGATAGTTATTCTCGTGCGTCAGTTGGATTTCACCTCGCCCAAAAAATGGATAATAGTCGAGTGTTTTTCGATAAGATTCCGCAGGCTCGGGCTCCCCCAGGTAGCACCCCTCCCTGACAGGAGCAAACTCCGAGGCTGACTCGATCGCGGTTGTACCCTGGACCCCTATCGCGACGTTGGGGGTCCAGATCCCACAGGCGTTCAGCTGCGCTGCAATGCGGGGCCAATGCTCTCGAACATTGTCGAGCGGACACTCGCAGGCCAGGGCGATGCGGTCTGCTGGCCAGAAGCTCCACGGATCGATCATCGATGTCGCTCCAGACTGGCCGCCTTCCGCCAGTTCGCGCGTGTGCTGTACCGAGCGCCGAGGCGCTGGCTCGACGGCTTGCGCGGGCGCGTCGGTGGTCGGCGCTGGCGTGCTCCACGCAGCCGCCTCACGGCCCAAGCACCACCTTCCAGAACGCCTGACCCCACAGCACCCAGGCGACCAGCAGCCCGATCAAGAGCAGCAGCAGGAAGAGCCCCATCAGTCGTCCCCTGGTGTGACGGTGCGGTTGACTGCAGTGGTGACGATCGTGTTCCAGGCGCCAAGCACTATTGCAAACCAGGATAACCCTAAGATGAATGGCGGTTCGGTTGAGGCCACGGTGAGTTGGCTGACAGGCCAGCCGATCAGCGACCCGATCAAAAGCACCCAGGCCAGGATCACCTGGGCACGCGGGCTCATGAGGGCGTTCATCCGCCGTTCCGACTGACCAGGATCAGCCCAAGCTCCTGCTCGCCCGACCTGGGGTACCGAGCGTCAACCCGCTGGAGGTACTGCTCCAGCCGATCCAGCCGCCCCTCGATGGACCTCAGGTGCATCAGCATGAACGTCTCGGTCTCGACAGAACGCTGGAGCATCGCGGCCAGCTGAGCCATCCCCTGGCAGGCGTGGATCGCTTCCAGAGCTTGTAACTCCTCGACCGTGAGCTTCCTCCCCGGGTCAGTCAGGTCCGCTTCCCACATCCTCTGACTCTGCTGCGTCACTGACTCACACCTTTCGTATAAACATCACGACCTGGTACGGTGGATAGCCGTTGTTCGGGCCGGCGGTCGGGCTGTTGTTGACTCCGGTGTTGGCCGGAGTCGATCCGTCGATCTGACCAGGACCACCGGTGTTGTCGCTGTTCCCACCGGTATTGCCCGTGCCCGCCTGGCCGGTGTTCCCAGCGATATCCATCGTGCCAGGGTCGTGGGTATGACTCCCATCACCACTGGTGTTGCCGGTCCCGCCGGTGGTGTTCTGGCCGCTTGGCCCTGACGTTTTTCCGCTGATACTCAGCGGACTGCCGCTATGGCTGTGGTCAGGTCCACTGTGGACGTGGCCGGACATGCCGTGGAGGTGGGGCGCGACGCCGTGCTGGTGGCTGGCCATCAAGTGGGTATGGCCGGCCGTCCCGCCGACCTGGGTCAGCGCGCCGATACCAGGATTCCCCGTGAAGCCCGGGACACTGTCATCGAACCCAATCGGCATCAGGTTGCGCATCGTTGTCTCGATGACCCAGCCGGATGGCGGGGTGTTGGCGTTGCGCCACATCGCGATCACCCCAACCGGCACCTCGACCGAGGCGCCTGGGACTGACGCGGCGATGTCAGCCTTCGCCTGGGCGTAGGTCAGTCCGTTGAACAGGTCGGCGTCCAGTCCGGAGTTGACCCCGTCGTTCATGCTATGCCAGATCTTGGCCCAGCCTATCGTCCCGCCGTTGACAATCATCCGGATGTAACTGTTCTTCACGTCGGAGATGTCGAACGCCAGCTGGACCCGGTAGTCAACCCCCCAACTGGGGTGGCGGGACTGGATCAGGTGCCAGTCGGCTGGCACTGGCGTGACAGGTGGTGCATCACCCACGACGGGGAACGCGATCCGATAGAACCCTGACCCCGGCAGCGCGCCCGCAAATGAGTTGACGTTGGGATCGACGCTGACCTGATTAACCTTCTGCTCGATCATCGCCGCGCTCGGGATGGTCCCGTTCTGGTAGTCGCCGGCCTGCAACAGGCGCCAGAGGGCGCTGGTCGGCCCGTTCGCGATCAGCAGCCGACTGGCGGCCAGCGGGTCGCCACCGGTCCGACTGTCCAGCAGCGCGACGTTGGTCCCAACGGAGTTGCCCCAGTTGGAGGTGATGATGTTGCCCGGCGCCCAGGTGACCGGCAGGGGTATCAGTGGCATGATTTACGTCCCCAGTCCACCCGGCGAGAAGCGTCCCACGAACGCCCGTGCTATCCAGTCGATGGAGCGCCCCGCCGCTCCCGTCACCGAGATCAGGGCGTCATTCCCACTGAAGGAGAAGCCGACCGTCCAGCTGGAGGCGGCTGGGTCCTGGTGTGTCACCAGGCTTGTCATCGCGCCAACCTGGACCGGTCCAGCAGCCAGACGCTTCACGGTCACGTCGACCTTGAGCTTCTTGACCGCGCCGTTCCCGGCGTCGACCCCCATGACCTTCGCCTCAATGTCGTAGCCTGTCATCGTCGAGAGTGGGAGACGGAGCAGTTCATGGGTGACACCGTCGGTGGTACGTATGACCCCGTCGGTCTCGGTCGCGGCGGCGAACTCGGTGACCAACGGTGGGGCCACATGGGCGTCGACGACCGGTTCAGCCTCCGGCGGCAACGCAAGCTGCGTCCCGGTGTCGTCGTAGGTATGCAGGTTCGTCTGTTGCTGCTCGTCGAGAAACGTCCCCAGCCCCGGCACGATGATCGTGGCTGCCGCCAGCTCCTGCTGGAGCAGCGGGAGGTCGACGCGCTTCGTGATGATCATCGACTCACCTCTTCAACTGGATCGCGTAGATGACGCCGTTCAGCATCTGGGCGGTCATGGACGCGTTCGACGTCCGCCAGCGCCAGTTCAGGGTGTGGGCAACGGCCGACGGGATCGAGAACCGTCCGCCGGCCACCAGCATCTGCTGGGCGTTGTTCGTCGCGACGATGATCGGCATATCGAAAAATTCCGAGCCACCGTCGAGGTTGAAGGCGAAGTAGATCGCGTTACCGGCGTTGAGCGAGGTGTAGACACTGCCGATCGCCCAGACCAGGATCTCGTCGTTGATCGCGGATACTGGTATCGACAGGGATCCACCCGTGACGTTCACATACGCAGGGTTCGCCGTTGACTGCCCAAGCACGGTGGCGCCGTAGCCCTGTGTGACGGCGTGGGCCTGGATGTTCAGGGCCGTCACGGAATTGTTGGCCATATTTGCGTTGTCGATCGTTTGACCGGCAATGTTGCCGCCCGCTCCGCCGATGATGGTGCCGACCGCGATGTCGCTGGTCGCACCGGGGCCGCCGACGATCTGCCCCCAGGCCGACTGGCCGCTGGCGGTCCGTCGCAGCACTCCCGGGGTCGCCCCCGGGGCTGTTCCCCCCAGTCCCAGCTTGGTCGCCAGGTTCTCGATGTTCGTCAGCATCCGGTTGGTCCCCGCGACATGACCGAGGCCCCCGTGCATCGAGAACAGGGTCTCGGCGACGGTCGCGTCGGGGACGTCGGGGATACCGGTGGGAAAATCAACCATCGTCCCTCCTCCTATTCACCGAAGACGCCGGTGCCGCTGGGCGGTGGGCCGGCGCTGCCGAAGACGGCGGAATCGAAGCGTCCGCCGACCCGGTCAAAGACCCGTTCGACGCCCAGCGTCACGGTATGGAGACCGCCACCCGGGGCGATCTCGTGGGAGATCTGTTCGACCCAGTACGGCTCGTTGATGGCGCCGTGCTGCTGGTACCAGCGGATCCGATCCGACACCCGGATGTGCATGATCGCGTTCATGTGCGCGGCGTCGACATTGACGATCCGCAGGGTCGCCTGCCGCCGTTCGGCCTGGTAGCGCAGGGCCATGCTGTTGACGATGTCCAGGGCCTGGCCGCGTTCGATCTCGGGCCAGGCGTCCATCGCGTGCTCTCGCGGCTGGTAACGGGCAGCGGCAACCGACGTATCGACCGTCGACCGGATCACCGATTCCGACCGCACGGGCAGGCTGACAGCGCGCAGCTGCGGGCCGTCGCTCCCACCAGCCCCGCCGAAGATCACCGCCCCGCCCGGTCCGGCGTTCCACTGGATCCGTACCAGGGTGCCCGACATCGACAGGAGCACCGGCGGCGCGACCAGCGTCCCGCTAAAGACGGTGTAATCCCCGCCCAGATCCAGCATATGCGCCTGCTTGTACGGCTCTTTCGTCACCCCTTCGATGACCGAGATGCCGGCTGGCAGGGCCAGCAACCCGCCATACTCCCAGACCCGTGCGACCTCCGGCGGATCGCCCGGCGGGTCCTGATCCGGGAACGGCGCACGATGGTTGATCGTCAGGGTCGCGGCCGAGATCACTTCATCCGGATTACTGCGGTACTCCGTCGGCGTCGTATCGAACAGGATCGTGACGTCGGTCAGGCCATTCGCGAAGGTGTTCGCGTCGTTCGTGGGGACCTCAGCAGCATTCGCACTCGGGTTGGCCAGGAACCCGCCACCGATGATCCACTGATCATCGGTGGATCTGGGGTTGTTGAAGCGGAACTGGCGACCCTCGAAGTGAAAGACGCCGGCCTGTTCGTAGGCGCAGCCGCCCGCCCCTTCCGCCGCCAGCAGCTGGTTCAGGATCGTCAGGCCGTCCTGGCTGCCATCCATCCACCAGTAGGTCAGGATCGTGTCGGCCTCGTCGATCACGCGCATCGCCGGGTCCCAGCCGATGGCGTCCAGCAGGACGGTGATCGCGTCGGAGACCCGGAACGGCACCGTTGGCGTGCTCTCGTACAGCTGGGTCGTCTGGGGGCGCTTGTCCAGCAGGATCGAGAACCGCCCCAGCGCCCGCACCTGGAGCGACCGCTGGGGACGGGTCAGGGTGTGCTCGACCGTGTTGACCTCGCCCGCGAACAGGCGTAACGCCTCCTTGCCGTTGGCGGCAAAGAAGACATCGTTCGCCATGACACTCGCGCTGTTACACCCGGGCGGGTCACCCCAGAGGATGTCGAAGTAGACCTTCGGGCCTCTCCCGACGAGCGGGCCGATCGGGCCGCCCGGCGAGAACTCGCCGCCCCAGTTGTTCAACGTCAGGTCGAACGCGGGCGCGGCTGGCGGGGCGTAGGCCCGGATCTGATCGCGGCCGATCCCGTCGACCGACAGGCCTGGCTGGTTCAGGTAGTACCCGGACACGTCGTCATAGGGCGTCGCCCCGACGGCCGTGCCGGTGCCCCAAATTATACATGGGTGGTAGTCGGCGGTTCGGGGGCGCGGATCGGCCGGCATCAGCGTGGCACCGTCCCCAGGAACTTGCGTCCCCGCTGGACATTGAGGTTGTAGCCGTCGATCCAGAACCGTTCGACTTCACGGTTCCCGATGTAGACCGGCATCTCGACGGTGGTGTGCCCGCCCTGTCCGCCACCCCCCATCGGCGTCACCCATTCAGGCGCTGCTTCACCCGCCATGGCGTAGGCGCCCAGCGTCTTGCCGACCAGCAGCGTCGGCTCTGGGATCAACCCGCCACGCGCGAACCCTGGCAGGCCCTGATGGACCCCGATGCCACGCTTCAGCGGGCCGTACCACTCGCCCCAGCCGTGCTCCAGGGCGTAGTCCAGCGCCCAGTCAATCGACGCCGGCCAGGCCCGAGCGTCCTCGGGCTGCCAGCCGGTGTCTTTCGTGAACTGTGTCCCCTGGCCCGCCTGATAGCCGTACCGCTCGTACCCCTTGCCGCCGTAGTGCTGCTGGAACGGCCAGAACGACCAGCCCGAGTCGAACTTGCCGATGCGCATCGGCTCCAGCCCACCCTCGCTGTCGACGACTTCCAGGGCAACGTCTTCGTCGATGTCACGCTTCTTGGCCGCGTTGCGGATGTACGTCTCGATCCGGTCGGCGTTGGCATGAGGGTCGCCGGCGTTCTTGCCGCCGGGCAGCGGGATCCGATACTGCCGCCCGAACAGACTGAAGACCAGGTAGCCGTCCTGGATCGACATGCCGTGGCCGAGATCGCGGTCACCAGCCAGCTGCGGTCCCTCGCCCGTCAGGTACGGGACCGGGTCGATATGCCCGCCGTTGACCGAGGTCCTGACGGCGTAGTGGAGGTGGGGCGAGCCCTCGGTTCCTGACTCGCCAAGGACCCCGATGTCCTGGCCGGCGTCGACGTGCTCACCCTGATCGACCAGATAGCGCTGGGCGTGGCCGTAGTAGTTGTAGAGACCATCGTCGGTCCGGATAATGAGCCCGTTGCCGCCGGCCGACTCGAACCCCTTCCAGTAGACGGTCCCCGGCTGGAACGCGCCGAACGTCTGGCCCATCCCGTTGTTCGGCCCCGGCAACGCCAGGTCGATGCCCTGGTGGCGGGATGGCCCGCCTGACCACATCGCCCCACCCGAGAAGGGGCCGTTGTACGGCGCGTCGTAGGGGAACGTGACGCGCCAGGGGCTGGGGATCCCGCCCGCTGACGGCCCTCGCCCCTGTGGCTTGTCGGACCCTCGGCCACCGCCATGATCGCCGTCGTCGTCGCCGCCGCCATCACCCGACTTGACATCGATCTTCTGGTCTTTGAGCAGGCGCTTGAAGTTCTCCGCGATGTCAGCGAACGTCTTGTCCGCAACCTCCATGATCGGCTTTTGGAAATTGTCTTCCCAGTCTTTCTTGGTGTCCTTCAAGCCCTCGATGGTGTTCTTGTGGACATCCTCCAGTTGCTTGAACAGGCCATGGACCGGGTCATTGAAGGTCGATTCGATGGCCTTCTTCTCGTTGTCGTACTGCTTGTTGACCTCAATGGTGCGGAGGTCGTATTGCTCCTTGGTCGTCTCGTACGCCTGCTTGAGCTTCGGGATCAGGCCGGTCTCGGGGTCGTCGTAGACGTCGTGGATCCGCTGGGTCTCGTTGCGAGCCAGGGTGTCGGCTGCATCTTTCCGCAGCCCCCACTCGGTGGTGTACTGCTCGAGGGCATCCTTGCTGGCCTGGATCTGGGCATCCGAGGTGTCGTGGGCCGCCAGCTGTTCGATGCGGGCGGTCTCCTCGGCCTCCTTGCGCTTGTCCTGCGCCGCCAGATCCTCGGCCGTGCGGTGGTCCCGAATGCGCCGCTGGACCTCTTTGAGGGCATCTTCATCGCGACGCTGAAGCTCCTGGTTATCGTCGTCTTCCTGCTTCTTCTTGACAGCCAGGGCCGCCAGCGCCGCGTCGCGCTCATCCTCGATCCGAATCTTCTTCTTGGCCAGGGCGTCCTTCTCGCGCCGCTCGGCATCTTCGAGCTTGGTCTTGGCGTCGTCGGCAACCTCCTGCCGCTTGACCTTCTCCTGCTCGAGCGCATCCTTCCGCGCTGCCAGGCCGTCCTTGATCTTGGTCAGGTCGTCGTCAGCCGCGATCTTCCGCGCGTCCAGGAGATCCTTGACCAGCTTTAGCTCATCGTCGGCTGCGATCTTCCTGGCATCGAGCACATCCTTGACCAGGGTGTACTCATCGTCGGCCGCCCGCTTCCTGGCGTCGATCCCGTCCTTGATCTGCTCCAGCTCGTCGTCGGCCGCCCGCTTCTTGGCGTCGACCTCGTCCTTGATGACGCGGAGGGCGTCGTCGGCCGCATCCTTGCGCCCCTTGACGCTCTTCTCGACGGCGTCGAGCGTCTCGTCGGCCAGCTTCTTCTGGTCGTCAATGGCGTCGAGGATCTGCTGGTGCTCGCGATCGGCCTGGTTCTTAGCGAGTTTTCCCCCCTCAACGAGGGCGTCCTTCTTCGCTTTGAGCTGGGCGACCGCAGCGTCGTGAACGGCATCCGCCGTCTCATCGGCAATCGCCCGCTCAGCAGCCGCAACCTCGGCGGCGTTGCCACCAGACTGGGCCTTCGCCAGGGCGCTCTGGAGGTCGGCCATCTTCGAGGCGCGCTTGTCGGTCTCCTGGGCCGCGTCGAGCGCGTCCACCGACGCGTCCACAAACGCCAGCTGTGCCCGCAGCTCCTCTTCGAGGTTGTCGAGGACGGTCTGGTGACGGTCATCCTCGGCGTCTTTCCGCTCCTTGAGTGCGTCGATGGCGGCGTCGTGGATCTCCTTCGCCAGATCCAGCTCGTCGTCGAGCCCGTCGACGGTCGTCCGGTGCGCCCGCTCTGCGGCGTCGGCCTGATCTTCGAGCCCCCGGGTGATCACATCGTGGGCGTCTTCGGCGCGCTTCGCCTCGTCGTCCAGGCCACGGGTGACGGTGTCGTGGCGCTTCTGCGCGGCGTTCGCCTCGTCCTCGATGGCACGGGTCAGACTGTCGTGCTTCTTCTCGGCCGCATCCGCCTCAGCCTGGATCTGACGGAGGACGCCGGTGTGGGCCTTCTCGGCGGCCTGCCCTTCCTGCTCGATACCCCTGACGGCGGCGTCGTGGCGCTTCTCCTCGGCCTTGGCGTGCTCCTCGACGGAGCGGAGCTTCTTGCGGTGGGTCTCGTCGGCCTTCTTGGCCTCAGCCTCGACCCCACGGACGTCGGCCTCGGCCGCATCACGGACCGCCTTGACCTCAGTCTCGATCCCCTCGATGACGGCCTCGTGGCGGTCGGCCAGGTCCCGCTTCTGTCGCTCGGTCTGATCCTCCAGCGCCCGATCTTCCTGGACGCGGGCCGCATCACGGACCCGGTCCTCGGCCTCGAGCTGGTCTTTGATCGCGCGCAACCGGTCTTGCGACCCCCGGACCGCCGCCTCCTCGACCTCCTTGATCCGTCGCTGCTGGGCCTGCGACGCGTCGGTTGCGGCGTCCTTCTCAGCCTCCAGTTGCTTGAGGGTGGCGCGGTGGGTTTCATCGACCGCCCGCAGCTCCTCCTCCTTGAGCTTCTGGAGGTGGGCCAACCGGACTTCGTACAGGTCCTCAGCGGCCTGCTTCTGGGCGGCGATAGCCGCGAGCGCCGCGTCCTTGGTCGCCTGTGCCGCCTCGACCTGGGCATCCTTATCGGCCTGGAGCGCGGCCTTCTTGTCGTCGTAGGCGCGGTTCTCCTGCTCGATCTGCTTGTCGATGGCCATCTTCTGGAGCTTCTCGAGTTGCTCCAGGTGCTTCTGGGTGCGCTCCTTGTTGTCCGCCTTGGCCTGCTCGTCGATCTTCTTGCCGTTGGCGATGGCCTCCTCGAGGGTCGGACCGATGATCCGTTCGCCAGCGTGCTTGTTCTGTTCGATGATCTCGTGGATGTTCTGGTTGACGAGCCCCAGGACGCCGACCACGGCCGCCAGTTGCGGCCCAAGCAAGACGCGCAGCCACTCCGGCAGGCCCTTCTGTTCGGCGGCCTGCTGACCCGTCTGGAAGAGCGCACTGACCGTTTTGGTGTAGTCAATGATGTACGGCAGGCTGACCGCGAGCAGGCGGGCGAACTCGACCAGAGCCGGATTCAACTCCTTGCCGAGTGCGGCCTGGAGGTTCTCAACGGCGGCGACCATCTTGTCGATGGCACCGGCGGCCTCTTCGGCCCGCTTGGCCGCGATCCCTTCGTACTCGTTGCTCTGCTTCTGGAACTCGTTCAGGACGATCTGGGTCTTCTGACGGACCCCCATCGTCTGCCAGCGCTTGTACTCCTCGGAGTTGACGTCCTGGAGCGCCTTCAGGTAGTTCGACTGCAAGCTGAAGCCAAGGAACTCAATCGCCTCGGCCTCGCCACGGATAGCCGGCCCGACCCGCTTGGCCGCCTCCTCCAGGCTGACCCCCTTGGCGGCAGCCGCATCGGCCGACCGCTTCTGGAGATCGATCAGTTGCTCGGTCGACAGACCGTAGTTCTTCTCGAGGGTCGCGAACTCGTTCAGCGCCGCCGTCGCATCCGAGAGCGAGCGACCGGACAACTCGGCCAGGGCTGCGGCCTGCTGCTGGTACATCGGGGCCAGCTCTTTGAACTGGGCCTGGAGACGGAACTGCTCCTGGTTCAACTTCTGGGCCGCGTCGACGACACCCAGGATCGACTCGCGGACCAGCAAGGCCCCCGACGCGATGGCGCCGAACCCGGTCAGGGTCGCCAGGGTCGCCCCGATGCTCTTGAACGACGCCGCCATGTCGGCGCCGGACTTCGCGGCGCCATTCATGTCGTAGCCGAGTTGCTTCAGCAGGATGGAATAGTTCTTCACGCTCTTGCTGAGTACGGCGACATTGGCCTCGTGTGATCTGGCCATCGCTTCCAGCGACGCCTTCTGGGCGGCGTTGGACGCGATGGCCGAGTCGGCCCAGGCCTTCTGGGCCTTCGCCATCTCGCTGGTCGCCGCCTGGGTCGCGATCTTGGCGTGATTGAGGGTCGTGATCAGCTGCTGGTTGTCACCGTAGAGCGTGAAAAACGCGCCGCCGAGGTTCAGTCCTCCTGGCATGTCAGACCACCATCCTTGGCGTCACGCGGAGGACACCCTCACTGGCGGCAGCGACCGCACCCAGGCCGGCCAGGCGGTACTGCCACGGTCCTGACTGGTCGATCAGGACGGCGTAGTAGAAGCGGCCCGGCGACTCGTTGGTCAGCGACCCATCCGGACCCGCACCGGGCCAGCCGTACGTCAGCTTGGTGCCGTCAGGCTTCGTGATCTCCAGGGTCACGGTCGTCGGGTTCGTGGGGGTCGCGGTGATGTCGGTGAACGCCACCGACGCCTCGTCTAATGACGGGTTGCCGAACCGGATCAGATCGCCGATATCTGTCATCGTGGTGCCGCTCCTACCAGGACCTGTCCGTCGGTGGCCGTGCCGGCCTCAACCTGATCGACCTCTGCCGCGCCGGCCAGCAGCGCACCCTCCGATGCGGCGCCCGCCCCGACGCCGACAACCCTCGCCGTGCCGGCCACCACCCCACCGACGGCCGCGTGGCCGGCCGTCACCCAGCCTGGCACCTGGGAGAGCCCAATCAGGACGACGCCGGCGCCGTAGGTCGACAGGCGGGTGGTGGTCACACGGGTCGATGTGCTGACATCGGCGGCGTGGGCCAGGGACCGGGCCACGGCCAGCCCGGTCCGCGCCGACGATGCCGCCAGCGCCATCCGCCCAGAGGCCGTGACGACGGCGGTCCCCGTGGTCCCCCGCCCACCGAGCGCCGCGAGTCGGGTGCCGGCTGAGAGCGTGACGCTGGTCTCGGTCGCCAGGTGGAACGTCCCGACCTGTCCCTGCCCCCGTGCCCGGAGGGCGACCTGGGTCGCGCTGCTCCGGCTGACCACGGCCGCACCACGCGCGGCCATGCGCACCGTGACCGTGGTGCTACTGGCCTTGACCGCGACGCTGGCCAGTCGAGACCGCCCGTCCACCGTCGCCTGGGCCTGCGCCACCGTCGCCTGCGTACCGACGACGGTACCGCGCCCGGTGGCGCGCCCGCTGACATCGGACACGCCCTGCTTCGCGACGACGGCAGCCAGCTCACCCAGGCCACGCAGCAGGGCCGTACTCTGGGCGAGCTTGACGACGGTGGCCGACAGCAGGCCCCGGCCTCGCAGGCCGGCCTGGGTCTGCCCATCCTTGATGACGGCGGCGGCCAGCGCCGCCCGGGCACGGAGACCGGCCAGGGCACTGACGGCGTGTGTGCCGAGGCCCGCGAGACGACCAGCAGCGTGCAGCTCCGCGCTGGTCGCCGATGCGCGGGTCGCCGTCGACAGCAGGCGCGACCCGCCACGGAGCGTCACCGTGGTGGTCGAGGCGCCCAGGCGTGTGGCGGTCAGACGGCCGACGCCGCGCAGGACGGCCCCTGCCTGGACGATGGTCTTTCCCGCCACCACGGCCACACGAGACGGCCCGCGCAGACTGACGGCGGTCGTGCCGGCGTGGGCCTGCGCGATCTGGGCGCTCGCGGTCGCCCGCACCACCGTGGCGGTCGTAGTCGCCCGGACCCCGTCGACCCGACCGGAGCCTGCGGCCCGCAGAACCAGCGTCGTCTCCGACGCCCTGGTGCCAGCGAGGGCGGAACTGGCGCGACTGCTGATGACTGCGGCCGTGGCCGCTGCGTGGGTCGCCACCGTGCGCCCGGCAGTCGTCGCGCGCGCGACGACGGTGTCGGCGGTCTGGGGGTTGGCCGCTGCGACCGCGACGACGGTCGTCTGGGCGCGTGCCCGCAGCAGCGCGGCAGCCGTACGGGCTACCGTACCCAGACCCGCCAGGCGACCGGCCCCGGTCCAACGCACGCCGGTCAGTGACGTGCGGGCGACCACCGACGCCTGCTGCCCACGGGCCGCGATCGTGACGGACGCTGTCGCTGTCTTGCTGGCCTGGACCGTGCTGCGCCCGGTCGCCCGCAGGGTGACGCTGGTCGTACTGGCCTTCGCACCGTCCACCGCGACCCGGGCCGTCGCCCGCTGGACGGTCGCGGTCGCGGCGGTCCGCGTGGCGAGAGTGGCGAGACGGGCTGCGGCCCGCACGACGGCGGCCGTCGCTCCGGTCCGGGTCGCGACCGCTGCCAGACCGCCCCGGCCACGCAGCGTCACACTGGTGATCGCCCCACCGGGCACCGGGACCATCAGCTGCGCCCAGATGACGACGGCGCGCCGACGGACCTCGGTCTCGACCTTGACGGCGGTCAGGGCGGATCGGGCACGCCCGCGCACCACCGGAGCCGACGCCGCACCCTTGCCAGAGACGGTCGCGACCCGCGACGACGCCCCCCGTAGGGTGACGCTGGTGGTGGTGGCTGGTCCGGCCTGGAACGTCAGGGTGTTGGCAAATTCCAGCCAGGGGTTCTCGGTAGCGCTGGTCGACGTATCGTTGACCGGTGCATCGGTGGCACCGGACTCGCCCAGGATGAACTGACCGTTGTGACCCTGGATCCCACCGGTGTTCACCGGGGTTCCACCGAAACCCAACTCCAAGACGAGACGGTCGCCATCCGCGACCGTGACGCTGGTCGTCGTCGCGCTATCGGTCCGGTTTTGATAGGTGGTCGAGACTTCCAGACCGTCACGGCGAATCGCCAGCAGAGTCCCGCCGACTGACCCGGTCTCCTGCCAGGTGAACAGCTTCCAGGTCACAAACAGGTTATTGCCGGCGTTGACTTCGAGTGCCTGGAGCGTCAGGGTGACGGTCTGGGCACTGATCGTCTGGGCCGCAAGCGGCGGCGAAATCAGCTGGACGACCATCGCGTCGGCATTGACCAGGTGATCGACGGCATCGGGGGTGTAGGTGGCGATGGCCAGGGCCGTGCTGCCCTTGGCCACCGACATCGGCAGTCGCGCAACCTGCTGATGCTCCCACTCAGCCGAGACCGTGGGGGCGACCGGCGGCGTCCCGGTGGAGGCGAGGTAAAAACGCGACGCCACGTCTAGACCTTCACCGCGCTGAATTCGAGGATCAGCCCCTGCTCGTAATCCGCTGGCGTCAGCAGGGCGGCCTGGGTCGGCAGGATCGATACCTCGACGGTGACCACGTCCTGGATATTCGGTTCAGCCCCCACGGCAATCGCCGTCGTGCCATCGTGGGCGTACAGCGTCACCGTCAGATCGATGCGGTCCCCGGCCAGGTCGTCCTTCTTGAACATGACCCGTAGGGTGTGATTGCCGGTGGTGCCGGGATCGTCCAGGGGCGCAAGCAGGACCCGACACTGATCGACGACCAGCGGCGAGAGACTGGACTGGATGTAATCGGCGCCATCGGGGATCTGCTCGTCGATACTGGCGTACAGATCGACGGCGGATCCCAGCTGGGTGGTCCAACTCCCGTCGGCCAGATCCGCGACGGGCGCCGAGACCTGGAATTGCAGCGCCGTGGCCGTGCTGGCCCCGGTCCCACGGACCCGCAGTGCGACCACGGCTGCCGCCTGGTGGATGGCGTCCGGGGCCAGCCGCCCACTGGCCCGCACCAGGACCACAGCGACGGCCCCACGAACCGCTGGGGCGGCCCCACGGCCGGTAGCCCGGAGGACGACCGCGGTCTGTGACCCGGCGGCGGCCACGGCATCCAGGCGTGACCCACCCCGCAGGGCGACCGTGGTGGCGCTGGCCTTCGCACCGCTCGCCTGGACCCGCCCGGTTGCCCGGGCGGTGACGACGGTGGCGGCGAGCTGGAGGCGCCAGAACAGCAGCAGCATGGGGCTACCGCTTCAGCTCCATGACGGTCAGGCTGCCGCCGAAGCCGTTCAGCTGCGAGGCGCTGACCCTGAAGCGCGCCCGGACGGTATGCACACCGGCGGCGAGACCCGTAAAGCGGTGGGCCGTCGACTGGGTAAACTGGGCGGCGCCCGTCGCTGGTACGGTCACGACTTCGGCGACTTCGGCCCCGTTATCGACGTTCAGCGCCAGGTAGGCAGCGTTCCCGTTCGCGGTCATGTTGCCGCAGTAGGTGGCCCAGGCCAGGATGTCGCCGCCGACCGTTGTCAGGGGCAGGCCCGTGGCGTTGATGTCAGCGTAGGTGGTCAGATTGGTCGTCGCGTTCAACACCTGCCACGCCGCCTGGGTCACGGCGTTGGGTTGGATGTCGGCGGTCGCGACCGCCCGACGGGTACCGGTCGCGGTGTCGGAGACCGTGCCGCCGGTGTTGCCCGCCAGGTTGTTCAGGCCGATGTAGGCGTTGGTGCCAGCCGAGACGTTGATGCCGTACGAGCCATTGCCGGTTGAGA